CCCGGCATTTTTAGCGTTTCGCTTATCGGTTTGATTCATTTTTCGTCTGATGCTTTTTAAGAATTTAACACCCCTGAGTGAATACTTAAATCTATCTCCATAGTATCCTGCCATTGCACCAAGAGCAAAAGTTTTGAACCATCTAGGGCCATAACACAACTGATCTGTTACTTGTTCTAAAGTTAAATCTCTCCAAGAGGCTAATCTTCCAAAATTAGCGCTAAGGGCTTCTCTTGACCCAATGGAACAGTGACCAGAACCAAATGATGCGAACCTGCTACACCAGTAATCCTTTACTAGATCATCCGAGTCGCAATTGCCGTAATCAAACATTCCTGACATGCACATCTTCAAACCAGTTTGAACATGTGGTAGAACAGGATGGTAGATCACGTCATACATTGATGTAATCGGTTTTTTTGACCATCCAACAGAAAGACTCACTTTATATTGCTCATCGTATTCATCCCAGTCCTCCCAAGTGCCTGCAAACACTGTGTATGGGAACTGTAATACGAAAGTTTTCGAGCCTATCCGAACAGTTCTAACTTGTGGGGGGTATTCTCGAATTTCCACCCAGTCGTTAGGCATCATCAACCGACGATATGCTTTTTTTCTCGTATTCCATTGATCCATTTCTTGCTCCGAATGCGCAGAATCCGTCCTGAGACCTTTCCATTACCAGTATAGCACAGATAGAGGCAATGTGAAAAAAACAACCCCCGGAAGATACCTTCCGAGGGTCTTTTAGCACTGAAAGCGAGGTCTCAGAGCCATACGTCGGCCAAGGGTAAGCTATCCGTAGCTAACAGGTTAAATTAAGGGCTTGGCCTATCCGAATATTTGAATTTGATTTTTAGGAGAGATGTATAGGTTATCACCTACCTCTAACTCAAACCACACATCGTAGATACCACAAGGAACATCTGTTGTGTCCCATTTGTAATATCCATACAAATGTTCTCGTATTTGAACGAGTTCTCTGTCTACCACCAATCTTAAATCTTCTTCTTCAGGTACACAATCACCACAGCTTTGGGCAATGGAAATGTATAAAGGAGATACCACAGCTATATTGCAATAGTATTTTTCCAATTCAGATGCGGTAGGCACATTAGGAGTTATTTGGGTTATCAGGTATTGTTTCGCTCCTTGTGCTATTTGATTTGGACGAAATGAAAATGAAAAATCATAGATCAATGGAACGGGAGAAGTGAACCACAAATCTCTGAAAACTTGGAAGTAATTCGTTACTTCAGCAATGTCATTTTCATCTTCATTGTATTCTTCAAAAGCAACATGCCATACATCAGAATAATTACCAACAACAAACAGCCTGTCCTCTAAATTTATTTCTGCACGATAAGTTCCAGTATCATCATGGGTGATGTCTGCTTCATCAATAGTGTGAACGAGGCGTCTTTTGGTAAGATCGTCAGGCTCATCATTATCGTGTTGATAAATTTCTACTTTTTTTATGGAGTAAACATCAGTAGGCACGTTGGCGTTCCAAAACAACTGCCGCAGTGTCAAGTCATCTCCTACTTTGGGATTTTGGTATCTTTCCATTATTTCTTCTTTTTCCTTTCACGCTCCATAGCTTTGTGTTCTTTTTCTTTCTGTTCAACAAACAAATGTATCAACTCTTTTCGCATATAAACAGGTATTCTTAAAACTTGTTCAAATCCGCCCATTCCAGGCATATGATAACATAGAAAGAAAATTTCATGTAGCCATCTTTTGAAAAAAGTTAGACTAGACTTTTCCCAATTTACTCCTCCTCCTTCCTCTTGTATTGTGGGAAGAAAAAACCCGCTTCTAGCGGCATATCAATGTTGAAGTCTGCTGTACAGGAAGGACAAACTAAATCAACTTCAGTGTCTACGCCAAACGGCGGATCGTTGACTAAACTTCTTAAATATGATACGTCCGAAATGGGAAGTCGCTTCAGAAGGATGGTAAGGGAATTGGCATCATCAATTTCACCAATATTGTTCAACAGTTGAGCGGTTCTATAAGTCAAAGTATCATCGGTTCCGGTTGCTCCGAATTGACGAACTCTTTTTTCTCTGTATGCGTTGACTTTGTTTTCATCTCTACCTGTGGACAATTTATAGGCAAACTTGTAGTTTGTTTTAGGGAGTGTCCCCATCATGTTGGCTGAGCCAAAGTCTTCGGGACAATAATTAACTTCTAGTGCATTCAGATTAATGACTTGGCCACCTTTGGCATCACACTCTGGGCACTTAACTTCTACTTCATACTCGTTGGAATAAGAAATACCACGCAACCAAATCAGCAAGAAAGTTCTGTCAATAGTTAGAAGATCCAATGGGTTATAATCTTCTTGACTGCACTTTCTGAAGATCATGTCGATGGCTTCGTTTTTCTTTACATAACGAGGCGTAGCTAAAATTTCTTCTTCGGCACCTGTCATGGGTCTTACGTGTAAGACTCCACCACTTAGAACGCTGTCATCCGAGTAAAATACGCCTCTGGATGGAAGCACTACTTCTTCATAATTTAAAACCTGCAAGTCTTTTAACATATCTTGCAAAGGACCAGTCGGTGCTGTTGTTGGTCCCATAGGCGGTCTTTGTTTGGCAGGTTGTTGAGCAGGAGGAGCAGCTTCGCCACCCCCTTCAGTCTTCTCAGCTTGAACTTGTTTCATAGCTTGTTGAAAAGCCGGTGTTGGGTTTCCTTGAATGCTCATACCACCATCGTTTGCATCTGGCATAATGTTCTCCTAAAATTCAAAAATGTTATTACTTTAAGTTAGTATGCTTTCGATAAATATTGACAATGTAGAAGACCTTGTGTTCTTTGATGAAAAATTACATTCCAAGTTGCCTGATTTTGAGTTTCTGTTTAGGCAATGGAAGTTAGGTAAAATGTATGGGTTGAGATCACTCATAAGGCAATCTTTATTTGACTTTCTAAATCGCACCAATAATGAACACATTAAAATTCTGGAAGAATATTTAGGTCAGGATATTGTTATCGAGGACAATCTCGACTATCATATAGTAAGGAATATTAAAGTTTCGGTAGAAGATCCAGAAGCAATCTGCGAAATAAGTGGTTACAATGGATTTTCCACCTATAGGAAGGGTAATCAGCTATATGTATCCTTCTGGCGTTAAATTTTTTTGAAAGAAAAACTCGAATAATCATATGAGGGTGAAAGAATGGAAATAGCGAACGTAATCTTGTTTATTCTTGCATCTATTGGAATGACACACATTGTAGTAGATGGAAGTATCTTTGACGGTGCAAGAAATTGGCTTAAGAAACGTCTCTCGGAGAGAGTTTACAGCTTGTTTGAATGCTATCAATGCGCTGGCTTCTGGTGTGGTTTGATAAGCGGCTATTTTACAATAGCGATGTTTATGCCGCTTTGGAGCCAAGCCTTTGTTGCTTTCTTCTGCGGGTGCGCAGGAAGTTATCTGTCTGCCTTGGCTGCTATCCACATGAATGCTCTTGAAGCAAGAACAGTAATTGATCTAAACGAAAATGGCGATTAAAACCTATCTTTTGTATTGCGAGATATGCAATTATAAAAAAATCACTGATGGCTCTGATGATTCATTGGTAGAAATTAAGACTTCTCCGCTAATGACTTCACCGCCCACGCTAGATCCTGAAACAAAGAAGGCTATTCCAGCTAAATTTAAACCACAAAAGAAAAGGTTCAAGTGCCCTCAATGTGGAAGGGTGATTTTTCCTAGAAAGTTACAAATAGAAGATGAAGAAAAGTCTCAGGAAAATAACGATTCTGGACATCAAACAGGCGATGAGGGACCAGAGGTTCAGGGAGAGCCTGCCTCTGGAAGTTCAGGATGATGTACAGAAATATCTAAGCAATCCAGGTTGTGCCTGCAATACCCCCATTTATATGAGGATTTTAAAAGAATGCAGGCCGCAAATCAAGCAATATTTTCCTGGCAAAGAGGTTAGCGATATAGATGAAGAGATTAAAGAGTTATCAAAAAATCACTGGCGGGTAATTAATTGTCATGTTACAGAATTAGAAATAGAACTCAAAAAACTACCTCCTGGGAGGAAGCAAATTGATGTTGCTAGATACGAAGATCAGGTGACTTGTGTAATTAATGAACTGGATGTTTTGTATTAAGCTCATCTGCGTAGAAGTCGCAATCCCTTTCTTTTGTAGCCATAGATGACACTGTAGGTTCAGGGTGATCATCTGCGACCCATGCTTCAAAATTAAATTGAGGCATCTTGTTTGTCCTGTCTTCGGGGTGAAATAATGGCAACCCTTTGCTCACTCGCTCTTGAAGAGTAAGAATTTTTTCTTCAGATCCAGGTTGGGCATTTGTGGCCTCACTCTTCTTTTCTTGGCGGGTTGTAGGAATAAATATAAATGTCCCCAACGGGTATTTAAGAAGGCTATCTTGGCTATCTTTTTCTATCTTACGACGATACGCCTGTTTCGCATATTCATTGTATTGATCTAGGTGTTTCTGGCATTTCGCTTTCCCTTCCGCAGCAGTCTCGCCACAAAGAGTGCATACTCCCTCTTTGCGTCGTTTTATCGCTTTTAGTTTTCGGGTTCTTCTGCTGCTCTTGGTGTTCTTTATTTTTTGACATTTTGGACACCATCTACCAAATCGAATCCCATTCCCGCCTCGTTTTGCTGAGAATTCATCACCACATTGTTCGCACGTCAGTGATTTCAACCGCTTCTGGTTACGGGCTACCACATTTGCTCGACTGACTTTCATTTGGCACTTTGTCGAACAATACTTCTTCAGCATCTTGGCAGAAAACGTCTTTCCGCATAGTTCGCACGTTTGATTGTTTCGTGCAGCAATCTGTCGAGCTTTTCTCCTATCATTGCTGTTTTTAGTTTTGCACTTAGAAGAACAGAACTTCCTGCTCCCGTGCGGGGAATGATCCACGAAGGAATCCCCACAAACTCCGCAATCCTTGCGCATTTTTGACTCCTTTCAAAAGTTGACAACTCCTTTCAGGTCTTCGATTCTATGCCATTCCTACTATTTTATCAATGTCTTATTTGAGGAGTTCAATCATGGTAAGTATTGGTGTGGTGGGCATGGGTTTCGTGGGGGGTGCTGTTTTTAATGGCTTTAAGTATGAATGTGATGTGCGGGGTTATGATATTGATCCAAAAAAAACAACACACCCATTTGATGTGGTGGTAAATTCTGATTTCGTATTCGTGTGTCTTCCAACACCTATGGAAACCATAGAAGGGGGCAAGGCAGACATCTGCTACATAGATGATTTTTTTAATTCCCTCAAAGATGAGTTTAGGCTTAATCAAAAAACGATATTTATAATCAAATCTACGATCCCAGTAGGGACTACAAGACAGCTAAGTGAAAAGTATGAAATACCCATTGTCCATAGCCCAGAGTTCCTTACAGAAAAAAATGCCCAAGTTGATTTTATTACCCCCAACCGTCAGGTTGTTGGTTGTTTAGATGCGGCTACTAGCTGGAAGGTGGCTAATCTATATAAAAGCAGGTTTCCTCAATGTCCCGTGTTTGAGATGGGTCCAGAAGAAGCGGAATTAGTTAAATATATGGCTAATGGTTTCTTGGCTACCAAGGTTTTGTTTTTTAATGAGATGAAATTGCTGTCTGATAGATTAGGACTTGATTGGCTTAGCATTATGGATGGGGTTTTAAGTGATGGTAGAATAGCCAAGGCTCACACAAGTATTCCTGGTCACGATGGCGACAGAGGTTTTGGTGGCAAGTGTTTCCCAAAAGATATAAATGCACTTATCGCTGTATTCAAAGACCATGATTTAAACCCTTTACAGCTTGAAGCAACTTGGGAACAGAATAAAAAAATAAGAGAAAACTGGGACTGGGCCAGCATAAAAGGGGCGGTGAAAAATCAGTAAAACCCCTATACAAGCGGTGAAAACCACCTAAATATAATTTTAGCTAATAATGACCTCCTCGTGCATAACTATGCATTGGAACACTAATGCGAGGAGGCATGAAAATGAAAAGAATTTCATTAGTTCTGTTGGCTCTGCTGTTGATCTCTCAAACAGCGCAAGCCGCTAGACTCGTTACGTTTAGCTCATCTCGAAGGTCCACCTTCTATGTGGATCAAAAGTTCTCCGAAGTTAATAAATCCCTTGGAGTTAAAGTGTTAAAAATAACTTCAGACGGGGATAGTATTGACGGAACCAGAATGGATGTACTCGCCATAAGGCTGAAAGAATTAGAAGGTGAATTGGATAATGATGCAATTAGATTAGAAGCCAAAGGAAACATTGATGTAATACTCCAGAATAGGACATTGGGCAGATATAAAGTAACCCTACATGAAAGTGTAGATGTAAAGCCGGGGGTGATAAAATCCCACATGTATTTGGTGCAACCTAGACTTAGATTGTGCATTCAAGGTAGAACAGTATGGGTGGACGCTTGTTCTTTTAATGCTACTGTAACCAAAGCTGGAAACAAGAGTAAATTTGACGTGAGTGTTTATTTAAAGGTCACGGTATCTTTGCCTTGCATATTTCGCAGAATTGGGAATAGAATCGCAAGTAATGCCCTTCACCAAACAACCTGTCAAACTCTCTCTCAAACAGTGAACGATATTCTTTGTGCATTGTGCGAAGAAAACCCCGACACACTAGACTTAGCTACCATGTTTTTAAAGACCTTAAAGAAGGTGGGTCTTGAAGACGATGCTGTTGTGAAGGTAAAGGTAAGAGGAGTAGAGGTTAAATTTGATGATTTGGAAGAAGTAAAAAAAGCACTAGAAAACAAAGAAGTTAAAGAAACCATAAATACAATAGAAGGGACTATATCTGAACTAAAGGAGTGATATGAGCAATAGAATAGCCATCTTATCACATAAGTATAAATTCATTTACATAAAAGCTCACAAGACTGCCGGGAGCAGCATTTCGGCAGCACTTGTCCAGCATTGTGGCAAAGAAGACAGGATAAGAGCGGTTCCTAAATTCAAACAATATACCAATAACCCCCTAGCTGAAGGAGAAGAGGTTCCCGAAGATATTTGGAGTAGTTACTATAAAATGACTGTCATTCGCAATCCTTGGGATTATTTAGTTTCATTGTGGTGGTGGAGGAAGTATTGGTTCAAAGTCAAATTAAGTTTTGATGATTTTGTCGTAAGGCAAAAAGACCATAACGGTAGGCGTTGTTATTTCAACAAAGACGGAAGTTTAGTATGTGACCACTATATGAGGTTTGAACATTTAGAAAAAGATTACACTGATTTTTGCGAATACACTGGATACCCTTTAGAGTTGCCACTCCCAAGACTCAAAACCTTTAAAAGAGAAGACAAACGACACTACAGAGAATACTACACTAAAGAGACTAAAGACTTTGTTAGTCATAAATTTAAACGTTTCCTGAAAGTATTTGATTACGAGTTTTAACTAATTATCAAACCAAAATGCTCTGAACGATCAATCTTGTGGGCGCATTGTCTTTTCATAAGAATGGGATAGTCCCTATATTTGTTTATTTCCATAGGCCACACATCATTCTGAAGACGACGCGCCCCTAATTTTAGAGCATTATCATAAAACACATTAGCCTTATTGTATTTCTTCACCAGCTTATAATAAATATCGCCCAATAGACACCAGAATTCAGCCATAAGAGGTTTCGCTATCAGGCCGGGCATCAAATTGCGAATAGCTAGATTTGTGTCTTTTTTTACATGGCAATATACCATCGAGCAATAGTATCTGGTCATAATTATTGGCATAAGTTCACTTTTTTCTTTGAACAGATAGATGTTGGCTATTTTAAGAAATTCATCATAGTTCATCTGGGAAAGCAAGGCACACGCCTCATAATAATATGGTTCACTTGAGGCGGGTTCTTTTTTTCTCCACTTCTGAACTAATTGCAGGTTGTTAGATTGTTCAATCAATTTAGATCGAATTACACACCCGGAATCTTCAGCTTTGCCAGCTAAACACTCATAAATAGGATTGACAAATTTAAATCCTTTTTGCCACATCCTTATTTCTTTTGTCATGGTTTGTGCTTGAAACACTCTAAAATTCCACAATGGGTGGTCTTTTTTCATTACGTTCATCAAGGTGGGAACCTGACCAGCAGCCAGTTTTTCATAAGGTTGTATATAAAGCTGCCACTTGTGCCTAGCTTCTTCAGCCAGCCTATTTCTCGCCTCACTTCTATCATCGCTCTCTAAATCAACAACTCTTGCCCCGTAGGATTCACACAGGTCTTTGGTCTTATCTTTACTGCCAAAGTCACCAACAAGAATCTCAGCTTCTAGGGGAAGAATGGATTTAATTGCTGTTTCAATCTGATTCTGATTGTTCAGAGTCAAAATTTGCACGGTTAATTGTGACATTTTTGGGGAATCTATCTTCTATTAATTCCAGAAAGGCTTGTGCCTCGTTGTGTTTATGAACAGATTCATAATATTTGATCAAATCATCGTATGATTTGAAAGCAAATGGATTGTCCAACAAGGCAGCAAATAGTAAATCTGGCTTCATAAAGTTAATATAGTAAAATGAGTTGTCGAGTTATATCATTTAATCGTTGGAAAAACGCTCCTGATACGCATAAGAAGGTGGAAAGTGGGGATAAACACTTTCTATTTTATGATAGAGATGAGCAAAAACCCATATTTTGTCCGGTGAAATTAGCCGAAGTAGAATCATCTCCTTTCTTAGGTTCTCAGCCCCAACACAAGCCGTGGGAAGGCAATTGTGATAAGAAACCTTGGGAGTATGAGGTCACAGCCGTCATTCCATCTTTAAATACGCCTGAGACGCTCCCTGTGTGCATAGAGCTACTTAGACTACAAACAGTGCGTCCATTTATTATGATTATAGATACGGGCAGCACGGGCGAAGAATGGGAAGCTACTCAAAAATTAATTGCACCCGATGTAGAGGTTCATTCTATTAAGTTGCATGGTGTACGACACCCATCAGATTATCCTGCAATGGCTATGGATGCTGCTTTTGCCATGTGTAGGACTGAATATCTTTTTGCAACACACGCAGACGTATTTTTAAGGCGTCAAGATTTCGTGGAAGATTTACTTAAACTCTGCAAGATTGAATCCCCTGTTGTAGGTTATCAATTAAGTCCACGAAACCACAAGGATTGGAAAGGTATGTGTAGTCATACAGCGTCTATGTATCACATTCCCACAATGGACAGAATAGGTTTTGGCTGGAATCTAAGGAGATTGTGTAATCAGTATGGGATAGAAGATTATACTCCTGTGCCAAGCAGACCTAATTGGCCGGATACAGAGATATTAGGTAATTACATTTTAAAAAAACATGACATCACTCCTCACCTTGTAGGCGAGGAAGAGAACAACGAAAGAACTTTAGATGAAAATTTAGACCACATAAGAAGTTATACATCCCTAAAATTATATGGAGGCGAAAATTTCGCCAGAGCAAAGGATCTTTTTAATAAAGCTAAAGAAAACGCTGAAAAAAGAATAGAAAAATGGAAAAAAATTTCTCGTGCGCAGTAAATACATAGGGTTTTTTCTACTTAATCTTCGAGGAGGGCTTATGGCAGTTGAATATCTAAACAATAAGGTATTCGAGAGAACTATTCAGGAATTTCAAGTGTCGAAGAGAGAGAAAAGAAAGTACGAATTGATAATGGAAGACCTCCAAGGGTCGAAAGAAAGGCGCATAAAAAGAAGCAATCAAAATAAGAGGCGAGGCAAGCTACTTGCAACACTCTTAGACCAGAAGGAAGAGGAATATGGCTCTGTGTTGGGTGATTTTAATGTGTTGCAGGACAATTTAGCCCTGGCATTTTATACTCTGAGTGAAAACCTAGTGAAATATGCCCAGTTTCAGTTCATAGAGGAAGATGATGCTATTCAGGAAGGTGTAGTGATTTGTTTTGAGAAAATCGACAGATTCAATCCTGATAAAGGCAAGGCTTTTAACTATATGACCACTTGTATTTTAAACCACTTTAGGCAACTTTACAGAACGGCAAGAAACTACCAGGAATTAAAAAAGAAGTATCTCGCATTTATCCAACAGGAAATTGACCGAATTATAATTCACAATGGCAAACAAACCTCTTTATGTAACAACACTACACCAGTTCCAGTAGGAAATAGTAGACAAAGAAATGATTAACTTGCGTAATTAAATTAAAATGTGTATAATTCGTATGTGTGCGTATAAGGACAATCATTATGATGTTAAAAAGCAGTATGCTGGAAGAAATAGAGAGAGCAGAACTAATACAAAAATTAGTGGATAGTGGATACGGAGAATTAGTCGAAACCCTTTTGCTGAATGAAACTAAGGTTTATACAAAAAAGGGGCGTCTAAACAAAAGTGGCACATGTAGAGTCTTGGGCTGGAAAACTAAACAATTAGAAGATGCCTTGGAAGAGTGTCGCAAAATTCTACACGATGATGTAGAAGAAGAGTAAAATAAAACAACCCACCCCCGTAGGGGTGGGTTGTTTCTTAATTTCTCCAAGCACGATCATATTTCAGAGTGATGTCGCAGGTAACAACTTCGTTATTACCCATATCAAGTTCTCCGAAATTTATTTGCTCCGGCCAACAGTTTTCAAAAGTCCAACTTTCTATTATATCACCACAACCTGAGTACATCTCCAGTTCACCAGTTTTTTTGAATATACCATTTTCATTTATAATTGGAAAATAGTTGCCCTCATACGGTTGATAGATTTCATAGATCCAATCCCATACTGGATGACTACCGCCTTGCGTGCAAATATCATAAAGCGTCAAATTAATAGGTTTCCAATCAGGTTTACCAGGGAGATAAACATTTTCTATTAAGTGTTGCACTTCAATGTTTTTGAATGCTAAATTAGGTCTAGCACCTTTCAAAGGTGGTAAAACATTGACGCCTTCTCGTTCGCCACACACGCCGATAATTTCAAACATCCAACGAAATCGCCTTTTGTAAATGGTGTCCGGCGCAGCCAGAACACCCATGCCCATATTTGCCATAGGTTATTCCGATTGTTAAAAAAAAGGGGGGGAAGAAAGTTATAGAACAGTAGAGTAGTAAAGGAGGACTCCTTTACTACATCTACTGATCTGTATTTCTTATCGTTTGTTAGCAAGACGCATCACAGCAATAATCAAATTCACCTGCACAGGAACAATATTCAACATCTGAATATCTAACTGTCAGTTCGATTGTTGCTTCTTCGGAGCTTGCATAATCTAAATCACCGAAATTAATTGCTTGTGGCCATGCATCTTTTAAAGTCCACTCTTCAAGGGTATCACCACAACCGCTATACATACGCAAGTTAATTACTGCGGAGTAATCGCTTCGTGCAGAACCCATATGAGCAACGTTTTTATTTCCGCCACGCGGCCCGCCTTGAATTCCTTCTGTGAAGTTATAAACACTGGCTAACCATGAATACAAAGCCATAATGCCGGTTCCAGCAGCTTCGCCTACAACATCATAGAAAGTAACAGTGATTGTTTCCCAACTTGCTTTTCCAGGTATCCAAGTTCGACCGTTTTTCATATTGATTTCGGTTTCTTCAATGGTAATGTTCGGACGAGATGCCAACTTGACAAATTCTTCTTCAATTGAAGTGTTATTGCCTTTGGTACACAACGGAGTGATTGTCATGCCCCATCTGAATTTACGTTTGAAAATAGTGGTTGAGTCTACTAATAGACCCATACCCATATTTACTTTATCTCTTGGTGCGCATTTTGCAACCATTTTTTAAAAACCTCCATTAAAAATCGGTTCCAACGTAATCGCTGTTATATTCAAAGGAACCTGTTCTGTGTATTGAAAACTCAATAAATATGAATTCAACAGCTTTGGTTGGTTGAATTCCGATTCTTGCCCAAAATTCATTTCTGTCTACTCTGTCTGGAGTGTTAATATCCCAGTCAGCTTGTATTCTGTAGTCCGTCAAACCTCTACCTGACCTAATAGTGTCTAGGACTCGTGAAGCTATTGTGATAAATTTAGAGTGGAAGATGTCATCATGCGGATCAAAGAGCAATCTTCGGGAATCTGCACGAATCCTCTTCTCAGCTACAAACATCATTCTTCGGACGTTAATTCTATCTAATGCAGTTGGTGTTCGTTGTAAAGTCTTTTGACCCCAAGCAACGAAACCATCAATGTCTCTAAATTGAACGATTGGATTGACAGCATTTCTCCAACCATAGAGCAAATCTCTTTCTGCAAGAGTTGGACGTTGGAATACGTCTTTAACATTCGGAACCTGTCCTCTTGAGGCACCAGCAGGTGCGTACCAAGGAGCGGATAGCGAATCGCTACGTGCAATTGTTGCTAAAACGCTTCCAGACGGTGGAACCCAAACATCGACCTGATTGAAAGAATCAAACTGCTTCAGCCACGGCCAGTAAAGTGCCGCAAAGTCAGAATCCAGTCTGGTATCATTCAGTGGATGCCTTCCGTTGTGCCAATCCACAATCTCTTGTAGATACAAGCCAAACGGCGGGTCAAGAATTCCCAAACAATCCATTCTCTCATTTTGGCAAACATCAATGATGCCTTCCATAACGGAAGTAGATGAATGACCCGGAGCGGCCAGAAGGTCAATATCAACCTGTTCTGGTTCGGACAGAGCGTAAAGACCTGTCATTTCGTAAAGATCACCGATGATTAAATCATCTTGGTCATCTGGATCAGCCGGAATACCATCGCTACCACCTGCTAAATCGTAGGTGCCATCTGCTGGGGATGCCGGATTGTCTGGATCGTCTGTAACTCTAACCCAGTTAGAAACGATAGAGAGGAAGCTCTCAACATAAAATCGGCTAGTAGCGTCTTTGGTCAAATTGCCCCAAGACTCTGTTTGCGTGCTGTTGTTATAAACTTCCAAAGTAAAGGTGCCTTGTCTCAGGTCATTAGTAATTACGACCTGGGTGTTGTTACCATCAATACCTGGGCTGTCAGCAGCCAAGCTGAAGGTTACATCGCCGGTTGCGGCTGCATCGCCTACGACAATGCCGTAAGTATCAATTGACGCATCACCGGAAACACCTGCTGGACTTACACCAGTGTCAGCTTGCGTTGGGCCAGCAGTTGGGAAGCCGAAGATAGGAGCACCAGAGCTACCCGGTTTTACACGCAATGCTGCGTCTACACCGTGATGCAATGATACGATAGAAATACTCTTCAAACTTACCAAACCGGCCAGTTCTGGATCGCCTGATACTTCAGTGGGCACGGAAGCCGCGTCACCACCGATAGCTACAAAGCCACCCGGCAAACTTGCGATTTGTTCATTAATTTCATCAACAACTTCATCAGTTGTGGATGTGATACCTTCCAAGTCTCCCAAGTCTACGACTTGAACTACTTGGTCGATACTTGTACTGTCTGTTCCATCTACCACAATCTCCAAAAGCACATCTGTTTCGGAGGTTAAGTCCCAAGTGTCTGCTACACCTAAGCTGCTAGAATCTGGGTCTGGGTAGCCCGTGGTGGTTCCAAGAACCTGAGCACGAGTCATTCCAGTTCCGAGTCCAGTCACATTAGGTCCACCAAGAGCTACTGTGGAACCGCCGTAAATTGCGTCTTTGACTGATACCAACTCAAGTGAGGCATCAGGACCAAACGCGAAAGTGGTGCGAACACCGATTTCATTTCCTGTAGTGCAGAAAAATTCAATCCCATCATCATCTGTAAGTTGAAGATTTAAGTCTTCAACTAATTGGAGGCAGCTATACTTATCACCTGTTAGCGGAGCCGGACGATTTGCGTCGGCGTAAACTAGCAAGGTTTTTGAGGATAGAACTGTATTTAGTCTCCAACGGAAGAAGGAATCCACAGCAAAGCTGTAAACTGGAAGTGCTGTTGGAGATGCAACATTGGACGTAATAATAATTTGTCCACCAGCAGCAGGAACTTCGATTTCAGCCGTAGTTGCTTGCTCCCAGCTTGTGTTGTTTTCCTCGGCCACACGGACAATCCAAAGCTCGTTAGCAATAGCTAAGTATTGCGTAGCGGCGTAAAGTAAATACGGATCGCCTGTTTGGGGGTGAGGATACCCAAAAACTTCAGTTAATTCTCTTCTAGTTCTGATTTGTGTTGGGAGGTTAATCGGTCCCTTACTAGCAAATCCTACTAATCCAGCACGATGGAAAGATGATCCTACGTCATAGAAACTCAAGTCGGTTTCTTTAATTCTCACCGACGCTGAGATTGTATTAGATGGAGGAAACCCTTTTAAAATTGCCATTCTTATTCTCCCTTAATTTAACCTGTTAGGTACGTATCGAGTAGAAATTAAACCCATTGCTTCTACACGGTCTATATATTCAGTTGCTCGCTCATCTTCAAGCAAAATTGTGTTTTTTCCTTCTCCCAATCCTGGGACTATTTTGGTCGTGAAAGATCGAGGCTTCCTTCTTGATCTTACAACTAGCTGAACTGGTTGTTTAGTTTTGTTTCTTATTTCAAGCATTGTCTAAATCTTTCACCGTAGTTTTAACTCTACTAATAACCTGTGTCACATCCTCGTCCTTGACAGCATTAACAAACTCTTGGTTAATACTCAAAACAGCCTTTCGTCTCTCAATGGGCTGCGGGATATAGCTTTCTGCCAACATGTTAAACTGCATTTTTATAATTCGGATAGCTTGATCACCCGGAGCAACCTCTGTATTATTACCCGAAGATTCAAATTTAACAATTATCTCCCAATGTACACCGCGTATGTTTATATATGCGCATGGATTGAATTTCAGAAAAATTTGTTCCGCGATCTGGTTCATGTCTTCGATATATAGTGTCCATATCCAAAGACTATAACTAATATCAACTGGGATACCTCTAGTAACGCCAAATAGCGTTCCACGATGCTTGTTTTCGTTGACATAGTTACTCCTAGACCACCTTTTTGCGGCACTATAAGTATATCTATCCTGATTGAATTGCATGTCGTTCTGATGAATGGCCATAAAAGGCAAACGAATGCGATCCACCACCAACGTATTGTCCTTTCGGACGTTATCTTGAACGATAGCTGCCACCGCTTTTTCCTGGGGTCCAAAAATAATAGGAACAGGATGTTCCTTGCCATTTTCATCAAAAACAATTATATCCCTAAACAAGTCTGTAACTGCTTCATCGCAGCCACGAATTGCTTTGGAATACCTGTTTATAATATGACCACGATGCGGAGGAGTTGTCAAAGGCTCTTGCGGGTCATTTTTAATATTCCCCGTCATCATAGGATCGCAATCACCACGGGAACCAATCCCTGTTTTCTTCATGTAGTCTGTCTCAAGCCAAGAAGCGGGGCCAGTGGCAACTCTTCTTAAGGTAGGCTCTTGTGTTTCGTCACATCTTTTCCCCCAAGGAGGGTCTAAATTCAACTTGTTAATAACCGGACTTTTTGGATTGCAAGGATTTAGTGAAGGTTCTGTGTTGATTGAGTTTTCAGTGCGTTCAGCCATAAATATACCTTTCCACTATTTATTGGTATTACTCTTTTATTTTCATAATGAAATATTTCAAACTTAAGAAAAACAAAGTCCCTACCCCCGTGGTAACAGAGCGTATATTTCAAAATAAACTGCCTAAATGCAGGCCCACCTTAACATTCTTCAAAAAGGTTCATCGCATTGAATATGGGGAAGAAATTATTCCCCCAGAACATCATCAATCGTGAAGTCTGGCTTCTGTTGAGTAACTTTCCCCTCGCCAGTCGTAGTGGATTCTTGGAATCTCTGGCAAATCATCTCAAGGCGAATAGCGCCCCATTTATGAAATTGACCTAGATTTCTTTGAATGAGAATCCAATTCTCACTAAGGTGAGGAGAAAAGAACCTAGAGCCTATCTTGGGAGGATGTCCTACCGCTTTTAATATGGCTTTGTAATTAACCTGAAAAATAATTTCGTCAGGAGAATCAATTCCCCACTCTGTTTGATCATTCTGAGATGGAATAGGTTCGTAATAAGCATAAATTGTTATAGGATTGGCCGACCAAAGTTTGCCTCTATCTTCGACATAAAGAGGATCTACTGTTTGATCTTGAATGAAGACTTCATAATAAAAAAGAGGCGTCCCTGATATTTTTATAGCTTCCTCGTCCCACCTGTTCAATATTTCATGATCAGGTGAATCAGGATTAAATTGACGCATACTCCCTACTGGGTGGTATACTGTTCCATCAGTCCTATAAATTGCCATTAAGCACCACCTAAGTTGGGGACACTTTTATGTGTTCGTCCTTTTTGACTCCAAAAATCCATTTCATCCAACCTTGTGGCCATTTCCCTAATTGCTGTAGCACCTTGTCTGATAAGACCCCTGGAAGCCTCATCAATCTCAGTAGGCGGAACCTTTCTTAAGTTTTCCGTTAATTTCAAGAAAGACTCTATAGCTATCTTGATTTCGGTTTTAAGAGAAGTGCCCCAAGCACCATGAATCCAATTGCTTTCATGGAATTGTTCACATTTCCAAGCAAGGTATTTACATTGCCACTCGGTTCTCTCAGAAACTTCCCCAGTGTGTTGTAGTTCCACAAGAACCCTGTTAATGGACATAGCCATATCAGCCATATCACTGAATCCTGGTGAATCTAATTGACGGAGTTCCTGTTGGAGCTTCTGAGACGCCTCAGTTAAGGTATCAAAAAAATAATTAGGTTGACCCTGAGCGTCGATTTCGTATTGCCATTCATTTAAAGTCTTCATGCCTTTATTTATGAATGTTACGAATTATTTTCAGAAACAAGAGTGAATTTAGGATGCACAGAGAAAAGACCCCCGCCCGATGGTAGTTCAACCGGAGCATAAGCGGCCTGTTGTGCCCAGAGTAATTCAGTTCCAGCAGCATTGGTTACAAAGTACCCATAAATGTCTTGTGCTACTGTGAATGTAAATTCTTGTTCGGATGCATATTCAGCATATCCTTTGTTTAAACCATCGGTGCTTATTGCCCAGCTTCCAGAGGCAAGAGTCTTAGCAGCGTAGCCAGTGCCGCCAGGACACTCTGTAAAATCAGCTAAAATGGTATCCCCATCCAAGGTCAATTCATTAGAATACAATCTTAATGCTACGTTAGATGCTGGATTAACATTTAAAATGATTTTCAGCATATTCAGTTCTGCTACATCGGGTACAATTAGGCTTTCAGACATATTACTCTCCTGATTTTATGTAGTCCACGCCTCGATTCTTTTCCTTGCATCTTCCTTTGCGTCTTCTACCCAATCTATCATTTTTTCTAAATGAGGCGGGCTGTATAATTTGGCAGAAGTATAAGTTCTAGGGTGATCTATGTTTTCATCCAGGTTTCTACAATGGTTTTTTTCATTGCCTATAAACAAGGGTTCTATGCCACTTCGATTTAATATGTAGTTTCCAAGCACTTCCGTATCGGGCCAATTAGGAGAATTGGGATCGGGTTTTCTGTTTTGAATTCCGGTTGTATTGCATAATCTTCTCAACGACCAACCGAAACCTATCTTATCCATAGTGAACATGTGATACATGGTGGCTGTATGACTCACCATGAATTCCCAATCAGCGTGTTCACGAGGAGTTAGTCGATAACCAACTACTGGTGATTCCTCTTTGCATTTTTGCAAAAGGTCTTCTACAAAATCTCTTCTTTTTAGAAAACAGTCAGAATGAGTAGCAAATAAGTAATCTGTCCTACACATCGAAAATGCCAAATCCATTGCTATAGCAGGATAATCTGAAGGGTGAACAACACCATTCAAGCGAAGCGAATGCACTTCTACATCTTCATCCCTTAGTGACTCTATCTTTTCAAGTTCACTTTCACAGCTTCCGGTATCAATAATGACAATAAAGGGGCGAACTGTTTGTAGTTTCAACAATTGCACTACGAGTTCTAGGGTGTCATAAGTATCCAAAACTGGAACAACAGCAGTGACTTCATATTCCCAAGGCTTCTTTTCACAATCTCCCTCCCAAGGTAATTCCGTTGTGGGACGCCCTTTCAAGGGTGAAATTCTATCTCTCATGCAATGGTGCCCTCGTAATTGATTTTTCGACTATTTGTAAATAAGTCATATGTCTTGTATTTTTTGTATAGCTCCCAATATTCTGGGTAGTTTATCAATTCCATTTCTAAACTTGCGATATGCGGTCTGGCGGCTTTAAGTTTCGCATCCTGGGGATGCCAACTCATTGAAAGAAGGTGTTCTGCCATTCTCTTTGGAATCAGTTTGTATCTTTCACTTTTGAGTTGATAAAACACCCAACTCCCGAAATCCTGGCTCAAACAGTCATACTCAAAATTTGCATCAAATTTTTCTGGGTATTTGGCAAGCAGTCCTTTGTAGAAACGACGGAATTCTTTTTCACTTAAATCTTTTTTGATGTTGAATTCTTTGTTTACGTGATACCCTGTCCACCGCTCTTTAATTAACGCTTTTTTACATGTCACCATAGGTGTGTTGATATGTGGAAGGTTGAGTTTTTTGGCACCTTGGAAATTATAAGTTGATACTATTGATCCTAAAATAGGAGGATTATAAACTGCTGCAACTTCTTCATTTTCAAGAAGTTGCATAGATTCCTCGGCCCATGCGGGGTTGGTGACAATCATATCATCATGGAGCAATGTATATGCTTTTGTATGCACCCAAGGGATTGCCATTTCTATGGCTTCTCCATGACCAATTCGGCTCCAAACCCTAGCAATGGTGATGGGCATGTCCCTATCATTCCATTTTAAACTTCTTAGGTCTTCCAAAAACTCCTGTTTTGTATCTTGAACAGATGTGTCTCCTGTGCGCGAGTCTGGCCCATTAATGCAAACAATGAGATGTTCTAAATTCCCAGAAGATCGCAACAAAAGAGAAAAAACAGCCCACATCAAACAATCAATTTGACTTTGGTAGGTGGCTATGATAGCAGTGGTTTTGTCAGATACTAAGGACAAATCTTCACAAGCCTTGCGATTTAATATCATGTGCTTGTGAAAATCAGATTCTTCAAACCCATCATCTATAACATTCTTGATGAACATTCTTTTCGATTTTTTGTCCATTCTCTCAGCCATTGTTCAAACTCCTCTTTGTTATAACTACCTTGTTTTTTTAAATTAGTAACTGCTTTGCATGGTCTTAAATTTTCTAGGCAATTTATTATTCTCATGTCTGTGATACCATGATCAATAAAAGCCTTTATAGGAAAAACGTGATCTAAGTGCCATTCGCTTTTTTTAAGTTGTGGCCAATCTGGGTGTTGTTCTACGTGTTCTTTTAATTCTTTGGAATCATACCCCAACAAATCTTTAGTAGGTGATGTTTTTGAGTTGTTGGTTGCATAAAGAGATCGATATAGTAAATTATAGCACTTCTTTCTAAACATTTCATTAAATCTTACTTCATTTCGATCTGGATTCCATCTAGGATTACTCTCACCAGAAAGCCCACAGGCTTTGCATCTATGTCCTCTAGTGAAGTTTACAACAGTGGTTGTGCCTATGTGTCCTTTAGGGCATCGGTATTTTAACTTTTGAACACAGCTAGTGTAGCTGGAGTCTAATAGTTCGTATTCTTCTTTTTCAAAAATGGCTTTAACTTCTTGTAGATTCAAGGTTCTTCTTTTTTCTAATCCGCAAGCCACACATCTTTGTCCTATTAGGAAATTTTTCAATCTTGTCGAACCCTCATTACCACAAACACAAATGTAATTTAGGGGGGTTTTGTTGTTTTTGTAATCCTCAGATAATAATTTACAACCAGCATTTTCAAAAATGCCACTTACTTGTTCATAGGTGTATTTTTTAGGCATTTCGCTATTCCTCCTTAATATATATAGTATGGCTATATACAATTCTAATGGAACAGTTTATAAATTGCAAGGCCCGAATCCCATGATGAAGAAGCAGAAAATATGGGATGAGAAAGGCGAGTTTAAACTACACAACTGTAGTTGGGAAACTGAAGTGCTGGATGACAACCTCCCCCAGCCAGTCCCCACAAAAAGCGACTTTACAATCAAAGAAGAGCCAGAACCGGAAGCAAAACCGGAAACAAAACCGGAAATGGAAATCAATGTTGTAGATAGGCATGAAGACGACGACATGCCAGAAATCACAATAGTAGAGAGGAATGCCCCAACACAGCCACCAGAGAGGACTGTTCGTAAATTAGATGGCAAAGTGGTAATGCATTGTTTACAGGCGACCGCTACCACAACAAGGGATGATTTTTATGATGAGAGCAGACCTAAAGTTGAATATGACAAGACATTTAACTTTGAGGCTATTATAGCATCCCAAAATGATATAAACATGATGTTCTGGACTAACATTAAAATACCAGAACGATCTGTGGTTTATCCTCAAAACCAAGAGAAGCGATGGTGGGAAATAATAGATGTTCAAGAACGAGGCGGCGGCTATTTACATGTAACCATGCCAAGCACTGTTAATCCGAGTTTTGCCGAAAAATAGGCTTGCACTCTGGACAAGACTCTTCCTGTTTGGCCTCTATATTTACATTGTATCCCATTTTATTTAATATGTCCCTATACTGATCGGTCGCAGCTATAAAGCCCATTTCATAGGAATCAATAAACATTCTGCCCAAAGCCTCTAAATCCCCATCCGTTCTAACGACATGAATTAATCGTTCAACCATATCCTCATGGTTTCCGTACCTATCTTTGAGAAGTTGGTATAGATATTGTTTGAGTGCTACGCCACGGGGATTTGCCCATGCTTCATATGGATTTGGCATTCTCTATCTCTTTCTCTACTCTTTCTTTTAGTAATCTCTTGCGAATTTCTACACTTTTATGGTTGAGATGCTCTTTAAGAGAGGTCCACTTTTGAATAGGCAAGCCATCTCCTTCACCCCCGGTGTCTTCTTTGGATCGTTTGGTGATTGGATCTTCTATTGGAGACAATCCACCCGTTCTACTTCCAGCAGCGCCCCATGCTTGTGCCCCTTTACGTGTAATTTCGCCTCTAATTTTGTCACTATATTTACCATTGGGTAAATCTGGGTAGCCTATTGGCAGAGACATTTCCATGAATCCAAGTCGTTTAGATGCAGATTGAAGGATTTGGATTTGTTTTGCCAATCTTGGATCTTCAGGATAAGCTGCCAGTAGGGCTGTTGGATTTGTTAAAATGCCTCTCAATTCTGCATTTGATTTTAGCAACTCTCTAGCCCTTGGTGCATTTTCATCATTAGCTCTTAGGGATGCAATTACATCACCAACCATTGTTTTCCCTCTTTCTGTCGCAGGCGATCTGGCTGTTGTTGCTCTAGGAGAGGGTTGCGCTGCTGGCGCTGCGGGTTGACCTTGCGGTGAAACAGCATCAGGAGTTTTTGTTTTTGGTGTAGCACTAACCCCTGCACTTACTGAAGCTATCTTTTCTACAATTGCTGGGAAATATTTATGAAACTCTTCTTTGGGAACAAAAGCTCGTTCAAATTTACCCATCAACATACCAATCCAATGCTCTTTGCTTTCAACTGAGACCTTGGTGAGATCGATTTCTTTATTTTCTTTTTTGTTGGTTTCTTGGTCTAAAATGGGCACTACCATCATACCATCATCTGCCATTGCTTCTAATTCATCTATGGCATCTTGTTGGATTTCTAATTGTTCGCTATCTGGTCCTCTTGTTAAAGGATCAGTTTTCATGGTATCGGGGGTGTATTCTCGTGCGCGAGCTTGAATTTCGCCTGCCGGAGCGTTTTGCAACACTAATTTTTCATCCCTGATTGTTTGATACAAAGTAGCAACAACACTATCGCCTGATTTCAGTTGAATGCCCTTTTCTTTTAAATAAGATTTCAATAATGAGGCGGCTTTCCTTTCAGCCTCAGCACCAGATAGTGCTTTACCTTGAAGCGATGGATGTTTTCCACTTTGGATGGCTTCCAGAATTGTTCTATAAGAAGATTCTACATCGCCCCAATTTTCTTCCATAGTTTTCTTGTCTATTGTTTCCAAAGTTGCTGCTTGACGGGCACCTAAATTAGACCCAAACCCTTGGGCACCGTAACGTCCAACGCCTTGGAATCTGTTTTTTCCACGTCTACTATGTCCCATTGTAGACAGGGCATCATCAGACATACCGCCATCTGCATCATCCTTCTGGGCCAAGTCTCCCAGTTCTGCTCCTGGTTCACCACTGCCACTAGGGTCAGCAGATTTATTTAATGAATCTGCTCCTATGCCATGTCTTTTTAGACGTGCAATAGATGCTTGGATTCTTTGTTTTAAGACTCCCACTCTAGCAGCTTGTCTTTTGCCGTTTTTGTGTTTCTTTTCATCAAGAACATAAACCTCTCGTCCAGCCGCAGCACTGGCTTTATCATCTATCTTCAGTGGAATATTGACTTCCTGATGAGCAGATAAAATCAAACCCATAACAGCATTTTGCACTAAGGATTCGCCATAAGTGTTTATGATTCCACGATCTGCATCGCCAGACTTGGCCAGAATACTTTGCACGGCACCCCATGCCATTCTAGTGTATTCTTTGTATATTTCTGCCCAAACATCTTCGCCTATTGCTCTTTTGATTCTTTCTTCATCTTGTTTTTTATTTAGTGCGTAATCAGTTGAGGAGTTATTGATACCACCAGTTACCCATATTGCTTGCAACTGTGTTTGACTTGGAGTTCCATAGTGTTGCACCAAATCAGGCAAAGCAATCCTGTTATCTCTGAGAGTTTGCTGATCTTCATCATGCAAAAGAGGTATACTTCTTGTGAATTGATCGATGTCTTCTCGCGGCCTTCCATTCCCAGGATATGCTTTGTAATTTATACCAAACCCTGCTTCTCCACCGAAAGCTCTAGGATTGGTTGCTCTGCATAAATTCATTATGCTGATTTTGCCCTGGAACGCTTCAGTGCCAGCCTTATCAATTAAATCATCAAGCAATACAATCCACTTATCTGATAATCTTAATTCTTCTTTACACGCACGTATGAACTTTTTAAGGTTTTCCTCATTTCTGGGTTGCCAATCTACATCTCTTTCTAAATTAGCATCAACAGGAATAGGCTCTATTGCCAAATCTCTAGCAGTATGATCTACTAAAGGCATTTTTCTCAATTGACCTATTTTTCCTTTAACGTCTAATTTATTGAATTGCCTAAGAATGAAATCATCTTTCTTTACTTTAATTGGTGGCTCGTGTCTTTTTAATTCATCGTTCCATTTTGCAAAAATGGTTCCTGGTAACAGCACTGGAATATAATAAGCCCCATTTGGAACCTGTCTTACTTCGCCACTTCTTTCATCAGCTATCTGGTATCCTGGTAGAGCGATCTTGATACAAGGCAGCTTATACTTTAAGGCTTTGCCTCCTGCCCACGGTCCACCTGCGGGCGGTTTGCCTGTTGGGTTTTTTCCAATACTTCCATCAACCTGAACATTATCAACCCATTTAATAGGGTAACTTTTCCCATCTGGTGCTGTCCATTCATCAGGAACGTCTCCCTCAGCGAGTCTAAGTTCGTTCACCTTAGTCCATGCGCGAAGGTTTCTTCTAATTGCCTCTAATTGGGCTGTCTTGAAGCTCCTATTAAATACACTTGGGGGATCTCTAGCGACAATTGGCTCACCAGCAGTTGCACGGCCTTGTTGCACTTCTTCATCATCAGCTACATATATTGCTTCTAGTGGCTCTGTGAGATCGTAATCGTGGAGGCCATAACCTTGTCGTAAATACTGATCCCACTTATCCTTGTTTTCTCTCAGCCATTCAGGATCGATTTTCTTTTGTAAGTCTATCCACAAATCCTTGAGTCCAGTTCGGATGTTTGGAAAAGTGTAAGTGTGAGTGTGTTCTTCTTTTGGTTGTGTTGCCCACTTTTTAATAATGACATCTTCTCTGTCAGGATATTGAAAATCCTTAACCTCAGAGGTTCTGGTGTAGTCCTTTGACATATCTGGCCCAACATCGCCTTCACTACCATACTTGGCTCTAAGCATATCTTCACCACCTTGGTTCTCCCATGCTTGGGCCACTTTCAATAAACCAGAAGAATATCTCCACCACATAGCCATCATCCAACATTCGGATGGAAATTGTTGTAAATATTCCAGATCCTTTTTGTTGAACACGATGGGAATTTTATAGTTATTTCCTTGATACATGGCCATTTCAAGGAAAACTTGGTTCTTTTTATCATTATTCAAGTAATCAGCAAACGTCAATCCCATGATGCACCTATTTTAATAAACACTCAACCTATATATACAGTTACTATGGCAAATACAATTTTACTTAACACTCCATCACGCGATGCCCAAGGCAGAGCGTGCAGCAATTCTTGTAGTGGAGAACTCGGTCCTACCGATCCTCTGAACAAGAGCAAACTTGGTCCTCGTAAAGAACGAGAAAAAGTCAGAGAACAAATCAAAGACTTTGTATTATTAATGCTTGGTGCGCCCGTAATTGATGTAGAATTAGATGTTCAAAATTTAGATTTAGCTGTCGATCAGGCTCTAAAAATATTTGAGGAATATGCTCCTCGTGAATATTTCGATTATTATGTCTTTGCTACAACACCCGGTAAAAGTGTATATGAGATGCCCCCGGATGTGGGTTTGATAAGAAATGTTTTTTATAAAAAACATGGTAATTTCGCCTTCCAAGCATCGGATTTAGATGGTGCCATCCCGGTTGAATATTTCTATCCTGGTGGAGCTTATGCTAGTATCCAAGGTGGTCTTATTGACCCAATTCAGCCCATTTGGGGACGTATGGGTGAGTGGGCACTGTATAAACAATATGAAATGATGTATTCTAGGCTTAGTTCCAACATCGGTGGATGGGAGTGGGTAGGAGGATTTCAACATGTTAAATTGTATCCTGCCCCAGTAGGAAACCAAAAAGTAATTGTTCACTACCTCCAAAAACACAAAGACTGGAACGAAGTTACTGAGTCCATGCAAGACGGAGCTTTGGCTTACGCCAAGCAAATGTTAGGCAGAATTAGAGGGAAGTTTTCTCAAATTGCTGGCCCAGGTGGCGGCGGAATGGCCACTGATGGAGAGCGGCTTTTGACAGAAGGCTTGGAAGAACTCAAAGAATGGAGAGAAAATCTCATAACTAGATACGGTGACATTCTTCCAATCACTTTGGATTAAAATTATGAAGACATTTAAAGACTGGACATTTGATGCGTTGCTCAATGAAGAAACTCATACCACAAGGTATAGTGTAGAAATCAATTATAGGAGCAATCTTAAGGAGGTCATGGAAGGCTTCGCTAAGATTGCTCTCGGTTTTGTAAGCGCATCTCTTAAAGCACAAGATTACCACGTCAAGCAGGTTTTTGATGAAAAACCTCTGAGAATTCTATGTTGTCGTAGGAATTGGGACGATGGCGAGTGGGTTGGACTGGTCTCTTGGAACCCAGAACACAAGTGCTTTGTAGTATCTAAAGGGTTTTATAATAAGGATAGAAATACTGTCTCCGTTCAAAAAAGCCACCAAAGCGATGGCAAGTCAGCACAGGCAGTTGCCAGAGAAATAATAAATTTCATGCACGATCTGAAAGACAAGCCTGATAGACACCATCCTAAATTAAAGCCAGTCCCCCTCAAAAGAGGACCAAAACACTAATGGCTGAACAGTATCACCGTATAGGCGCAGATGGAGGGTGTCGTTTCGGAAATCGAGGCGCTGGGATTCTGTTCACAGATGGCAAGAAGGTTTTATTACTTAAACGTGCGGCCCCTGGCGATCACCCAAATACATGGGGTCAACCCGGAGGTAAAGTAGAAAAAGGTGAAACCTATATTGATGCCGCTATTCGAGAAGCCAAAGAAGAATGCGGTAAGGTGAAAGGCCATCGTATAGCCCAATTTGAAGAAAAAGATGGACTACACAGATGGATGACCTATATTTATGTGGTAGAAAAACCATTTGAGTGTGAACTCAGCGATGAGCATAAAATGTGGAAATGGTATGATTTAGACAGGCTCGATAATGTAAACCTTCATCCTAAGTTCAAAGAGAACATGGATGATTACATTAGGTTAATTAGAAAGAAGCTCAATCTTCTCAAGCCGTTTCGGGAGTGGATCGTTCATCGAGAAAAGTTTTAATATTCTCAATTACGGCCTGTCTGACGCCTTTCATTTGTCCTATTTCTTCAAGATCAAGTGGCCCACTTTCTACAAATCTCTTGGCCAGTTTAGGACCAATACCTTTTATTTCTAGCCACTCTTCTTCGGTAAGTTCTATGGAACTTTGTGCAGGTTCCACATCGTCATCGTCATCTACAACATCTTCGCCTGATGCCCACTTTCTAAACTCCTCTGCTTCTTCAAGAAAAGTAGGAGCTTGTTTTCGCCATTCGTTCCAGGTTTTAAGTGCCATTTAATTCTCCTAACAGGGGTTGCAAGTCTTCCCAAACCTTCTTTTTTTCCTTGGGATTCCTAAGTAAATACGCAGGATGATAAGTGCAAAGCACTTTCATCCCATTGTATTCATACCAACGACCACGCATCTTACCTATAGGAGTATCCGTTCCTAATAAGTTCTGCGCAGCCGTCGCTCCCAGACATACTATATATCTAGGTCTTATGACTTTTAATTGTAGATCCAAGTAGGGGCGGCAATTCTCTGCCTCTTCTGCTTCTGGATTTCTATTGCTGGGTGGCCTGCATTTCACGATGTTGCAGATGTAAACACTCTCTCTTTCCAACCCACAAGCCGACAATATACTGTTCAATAATTCCCCTGCACGACCTACAAATGGCACCCCTTGTTCGTCTTCATTTTTACCTGGACCTTCACCAATCAAGACGATTTTGGAATTGGGATCGCCATCTCCAAATACTGTTTGTGTTCTATCTACAAGTTTGGGACACTTCTGGCATTCTGCCACTTTTCCAGCCAGGGTTTGCAACATGTCTTGTTTGTTCATATTTCATATTCCGGTCTGTATTCGCTTCTATCCTCTTGGTAGATATAACCCCACATTAAATCCAGATACCAATTTCGCTCTGGATCAATTAACGCACACGCCGGGTGTTTGCCTGGATAATGAAAGTTTTTAAGACCAAACTCCTCAAGGAGCCAAGTGCCAAACTGTTTTTTTGCCTTACCCACAGGTGTTTGTTTCCACTCGATTATGGAGCCGTCTTTCTGTCTTTCTGTTCTAATCTCGTCAAACATGTTAATATCATAAACCAATTAATTATGAATTACAAGACTAAATAATAGTAAATTCAAGGATGTGAAATGGCACAAAAAAGCAACCCTAATCCAAAGAAACCAGTCGTTGAAAAAGAAATCAGCGAGAAGGAAATCATCTTAGATGCCGTCCTACACAGTGCTTCCGAAGGTATTGTAATTGCCGATCAAGATGGCAAATTTATTTTATGGAATGATGCTGCTAGAGAAATCGTTGGAATGGGTTCCCAAGATGTAGATCCAGATAAATACCCAGCAATATATGGCACTTACAAAGATGAAGAATGCACCAATCTATTCAAAGCGGAAGAGTTGCCATTATTTCGGGCTATTCGAGGCGATGTATTCACCAATGTTGAAATGTTTCTAAAAAACGACCATGTTGACTTTCGTTGCATTCTGTTGAGTGGTCGCCCATATTTTGGCAAAAATGGAAAAAGAGGCGGCGTTTTAATGTTCAGAGACGTTACAGATGTATGTAAGGCTAAACAAATTGAACAATATTACAAGAAGTTTTACCATTCTGTTCCTATATCGTTTTTTACTACTTCAATAAAAGACGGAACATTTATCCGAGCCAATCCTTACTGTGTTCGTATGTTGGGATTTGAAACATTTGAAGAGATGGCCAGGAGGATAAAGTCCACAGATTTATATGTCGATCTTGATGATCGCAAAGTGCTGATTGAAGAGCTTCTAAATAACCATAAAGTGACGGCTCATCCAGTGCATATTAAGTTGTTAAATGGAGAAGAAAGGTGGGTCGAAGTAACAGCCAGCCTTTGCAGGTGTGGTAAATTCCCTATGTGTGATAAAGGATGCGGTGCGTGTTTTGAGGGTTTGTTGTTTGATATTACCAAAAAGAAAAAAATGGAAGATGAGTTGTCGCAATTAAGAGAAGCTCGTGTGCGAGCTATGAAAGATATTAATTTAGCCATTGAAGAAAAATTAAAAACTTACCAAGGCAAATAAATGCTACACATTTTCCCAAATAATGCCAGGTTAAAGAATGGCAAAATAGCAGTGGTGTTTCATGGAATAGTGGGGGGATTAACAGACAGAAATGGTTTGGGAGAACTTATAGATGTCGAAATTTGTGCCAAAACATTCAAACATAATGTGCTATCGCATTACGATTGTGATATTTTTGCTCATTCTTGGACGATAGAAGCCAAAGATAAAATAAATGAAATTTACCGACCCACAGCTTCCCTTTTTCAGCCTCAAGAGTTCTTTGGTTTGAACAAAAACAACAACGACAAAGGGGTGGGAACTCTTCGATTTAGAACCATTAGCAGGTATGAAAGTTTACGTCGGGCCATGAAGTTAAAACAGGACCACGAGAAAAAACACAACTTTAAATATCAACTGGTTTTAATGGTAAGATACGATCTTGTGTTTTTTAAAAGGGTTTATTTAGAAAGATTTCTTCCTAGTAGGTTTTACATCTGTGGAGAACCGTATTGGTATGATAATCCTGGTTATACACCTCGGAAAATTAACCCAAATAGACGAAACATCTGTCTCCACGATATTATTTTTGTATCTGGGTCAAAAAATGCAGATCGATTTGTCACAATGGTAGATGATATAGATTCAAAATATACACCAAACCCCCACAGAATGCTATTTTATAAATTGCACGATATGTTTCCCAATTACCCAGATGCAGTTCATATAGGCTTTGATAGGTATATAGACATGGAAATTTATCGCATGGTTATGAATCCATCACAGAGCAAGCATGGATTTAAATTTGGCGGGAATGAAACCAAACAGAGATTGGAAGAACTGCTAAAGGAAATTAAATAATGAGGATAGAAATTGATTTTTTGGCATCCTTAGCACGATTTACCGAAGCTAAGACCATAGTTGAAGTGGGCGTCATGCATGGAGATGTGGCCGTTCATCTTTGCAAGGCCGCAAACCAAAATAATGGAAAATATTGCGGATTTGATGTCTGGCACAGGCATGGGTTAAAGTCACAATTCAAACAACTGGGTAGCAAAGAAGCTGTTAATAAAAGGTTGCTTCAAACAGGGTGTAAAGGCTTCACTTTAACAAAAATAGATACATTGAAAAATAGGAATGTATTTATCGATCACTTGAAACAACAGTGTCCAAATGGAATTGATTTTGCATTCATAGATGCTTGTCATTCGTATTATGGTATAGCAAATGATTTTTTCGCAGTATATCCATTGTTGACACCCGCAGGTGTAGTTGCCTTTCACGATACTGCCAAAATAGATGGTTGTAGGGAGTTTGTCTTAGATTTAAGAACTAAATACAACGACGGAACCTTTGATGTTTCAGACTACCCATTTGGTTTGGGTAATCGTAGGTGTGGAGTCTCTATCCTGACTAAAAGATCGTATCCTGTATTAGATTTGGGCATTGATGAAGTCTGTGGTAGTGTCTCGTCCGCTGAAGAAATAGAGGCCAGAGAAATATCTTGGCATCAGCAAGAAATTAAAGATAAGCCCATTATGCCGACTAAATATGATGGTCAAATGTTGCTTGATAAAATAGGCACATATAAACGAAGAAAATTAGGGGCGACAAAATGATAAGTCACACTGATAAACCTTGGGGATACGAAGAGCTTTTAGAGCACAATGATCACTATGTCCTCAAAAGAATTTTTATGAAAGAGGGCCACTGTTGCAGTTTGCAGTATCACAAGGAAAAACATGAAACGATATATATTGTATCAGGAGAAATGAAGTTTGTTCATGGAGATGCTGAGGATGCATTGCAAACTGATGTTTTAGTCGAAGGTCAATTTCGTGCGGTGCCACCCAACAAAATACACAGGATGTGCGGAAAAACGGATTGTCTTTATTTGGAGGCATCCACCCCGCAATTAGAAGATTTAGTTAGGGTAGAGGATTTTTACAATAGAAAATGAAGGTATTAATTACTACAAGCGGCCTGGGCACTAGACTAGGCGACCTCACCAAATATACCAACAAGGCTTTAATTAAACTGGGCGATAAAGCTGTAATATCTCACATAATTGACACATATCCTTATGCTGATTTTGTGATAACTTTGGGGTATTTGGGCGATTATGTAAAACAATATTTAGAAATAGCACATCCAGACAGGAATTTTGAGTTTGTTTATGTCGATCCATATAGCGGCCCCGGAAGCGGTCTTATCAAGTCTCTGTCTTTTGCTAGAAATCTGCTTCAAACACCATTCATATTCCACGCTTGCGACACCATAGTTAATTACAAGCCCAACCTCACTTCAAATTGGATGGCTTGCGTTGAATCAGAACAATCAGATGCTTTTAGAACCGTTCGCACAACAAATAACAAGATTACCAGAATAAATGAAAAGGGTGAAATTGATTACGACTTTGCTTACATAGGTGTTGCTGGAATAATAGATTACCGCCTATTCTGGGAGATTGTGGATTCTCTGTTGACTGGCTACATTGAGGATTCTAGTGATTGTCATATTTTGATGGAAATGTTAAATACCGTTTCCATTAATTTAGTAAAAATTGATGATTGGGATGATACGGGTGGTGTCGAAAGATTAAATAAAGCCAAACAAAAACACCCCAATAAATACAATGTGTTGGACAAACCCGAAGAGGCCATATATTTCGTAAACAATACAGTAATTAAGTTTTTCCGAAATTCCACTATTTGCAAAAACAGGGTAACGAGAGCATCTGCATTAAGAACACTGGTTCCAGAAATAACATCCTCTACAGAAAACTTTTACAAATACCCCTTAGCTAATGGTGTTTTGTTAGCCAGCGACATCACACAAGAAAGGATTTCTAACTTAGTGGAGTGGGCCAAACAAAACCTTTGGCACCCGGTTTCTGTAGATTCTAAGACTTTCAAAGGCAAGTGTTATGAATTTTACAAAGAAAAAACAAAGGGCAGAATAGCCAAATTTATAAAAAACTCTAACATGCCAGATAGAGAGTGTGTGATCAATAATCATACAGTGCCTAGCTGTGAATCGCTATTAAGCCAAGTAGATTGGGAGTTACTATGTGAAACAGAACCAACTTGTTTTCATGGTGATTTCATATTAGACAACATCCTCTTCACACTGGATTCATTTGTTTTATTAGATTGGAGGCAGGATTTTGCAGGAGACGTTGTAGCGGGAGATAAATATTATGATTTGTCTAAATTAAACCATAATTTAACGCTTAATCACGATATTTTGACACAGGGGTTGTTTACAATTGATATAACTGATAAAGCAATCAAATGCGATGTGCTTAGAAGCCACAACATGGTGCAATGCCAACAGTTTTATCTTGATGCACTGGCAGCAAATGGTTTTAACCTCAACAAGATTGAGGTTCTTACGCCTCTAATTTGGTTGAACATGTCACCACTACACACCTATCCATTGAATAATTTCCTGTTTTATTTCGGCAGATATAATTTGTGGAGAGCATTATGCGGGAACAAATAGAAAAAACCAAATTGTTTTTAGGCCCAATGACAAAAAACATTGTTGATGGAGTTGTGGTTTGTAAAAACGTGGGCCTCATACCTTCAAGAAGACAGGTAGATCATACAGGTGGTTATGTAAACAACTGGACTACAGAAACTTTTAGTTCTTATGTTAGAATTACGAATAAATCTACATTGATATGCAGGGATCACGGTGGAATAGGACAAGGTTCCGCAGGGATCACGGTGGAATAGGACAAGGTTCCGTTCCAGATTCGGGTGTAGATTCATTGTTATGTGATGCCAAAATGTTGGATATAATCCATATTGACCCGTGGAAATCACTAGGTTTTGAAGATAGCATTCAATATACCGTGGATTTGATGGAAAGATGCAGCAACATAAATAATAGATGTCTGTTTGAAATAGGCACAGAGGAGGCCATCTTCCCAATGACAACTGAGATGCTTGAAGAACTTATCCGAAAAGTAAAAGAGTTGTCTTCTCATTATCCAAAAATAATTTATGCTGTTATTCAGTCGGGAACATCGCTGAAAAGTGGAATCAATACTGGCAATTACGACAGGAATAGATTGATTAAAATGATCAAAATATGTTCTGATAATGGCCTGTTGTCCAAGGAGCATAATGGAGATTATTTAGAACCTAAGCAGATGAAAGAAAAATTTGAATTAGGATTGTCAGCCATTAACATAGCGCCTGAAGTTGCACACATAGAAACCGAGCTTATTCTCGATAGACTTTCTCCTAAAAAGAAACAGATGTGGTTCGCCCTGTGTTTAGAACAAGGCAGTTGGAAAAAATGGTTTCCTGAAAATTACGATCCTGATGCCAATAAATATGAAGTGATAAGACTTTGCGGGCACTATGTTTTGAGTCGCCCCGAATTTAAAAAAATTTACGATATATCACAAGTTTCTGAAGATGTGATAAAAGATGTGAAAAACTTCATTAAAAAGAGGGTTCCATGATAGAAAGACCCAAGACTTTATTCGTTGACATTGACGGAACCTTGTTATTCCACCACGGTTGCGGCAATCTTCAAGCTAATACGCAACCAGTGCTCTTAGCAGGAGTGCATAAAAAATTTGATGAGTGGGATAGAAAAGGCTATAGGATATTTTTAGTAACTGGACGTAGAGAAAGCGAACGCAAAAAGACAGAAGAACAACTGCAATCTGTAGGTATTGTGTATGATGGTCTAATTATGGGCATTGGTGGTGGAGTTAGAGTGTTAATTAATGATTTAAAAGAAGAATCAAAAGACCCTACTGCGTTGGCAATTTGCATTGAACGCAACGAAGGCATAGAGAATATAAATGTTTAATTATGGACAAATAGAACCCTGTTAATTTTTCCCACTCTAACATTTTCTTCTAAGACTTTATTAGCAAGCAACCAATCAGCGGCCACATCACCTGGGTCCAAACCACCAGCCCTTAAAACCAACTCTCTGCGTATAGCAAAAGCCCCCATGTCTATTCGTCCTATGGCCAATTCAGTGGTTAATTTTTTATATAGAAAATAACTATGCACCATGTCCCAATAGATAAAATCTAATTCGTGTTTAATCTTGTTGACTTCTGCTACGAAAGTAGGGCAATAATAATTGTCATGGCCTGAAAACACAATGAAGTCACCAGAGGCTTTTTCTAGTCCAAAATTTCTAGCATGATGTCCCCATTGTCCTTTGTAGGGTATGTGAAAATATTTAATTTTCTCCCGGTTGTCAGCCACATACCCATAAATTATATCATCTGCTCTTTTGTCTGGCCCATCACATACCAAAATCAACTCCCAGTTTGGATCATTTTGGCATAACATGCAATTCACAATTATGTGAATACAGTTAATCCTTTTGTACACGGGGACGATTAAAGAAATCGGCATTGCCTCTACCTGTTCCATTCTTTCTTAATTGTTTACTTTTGTCGCTGATTTTACTAACTGATCTAGATACTAACTTAGCGTCACTGCCAAAATACCTTTTGTAAAACGCATGAACGTGTGGGAGCTTTTCTTCCATTTTTTGCTCAATCTGAGTCAGATGGTATGCACCCAAACGAAGTCGTTCCATTCTAGCGTGTCGGTTAGGAGACTGTGTGAACACCCCGTAATGATATACACATTCTTCTTTGGTAACTTGACTTAATTTAACAATTTTTTTATCTTGCTCTTCTAGTCTGCGTTTTAAGAAAGACCCTATTTCATAAGTAACAATATCAATCTGCCTAGCTTCTTCTCCTGCTACATGTTGGTCGCCACCGTTATATTCTAAATCTGCAAAACCCTCAACAAATGGACCTTCCATCCAGTAACCAGACCATCTATGTGATTCTTCTTTTTTTACTATCGTAAATTCGGTGCCCAATTTAGGAAATGTCAAATAGGTTTTATCTTTTATCTTAGACACCCTTAGCCTGTTTGTGTCTTCAAATCTAGGATCTTCATAAAAGACCGCACCAACTGATGGCATATTAATTTCTTCTTTTACAGCACACCAGCTTGGATCTAGAATTAATACATCATCATGCATAACCAAATAGTCTTTTGTAAAAACCCAAGGATATGCTGAATCTAAGGCTTGACCTTGACCAATACGAGACCATGTTCTTTGAACGGTAATGGGAATATATTCTCTAATTTTTTCTAAGAAAATCTGCTTCCTATCTTGGTTTACAAGATTTCCAGTCCTTTTATCAGGACCATTGATAGACACGATGATGTGTTTTAGATAATCTGTTGAATTTAAGAATAGACTCACAATGCTAAGAGCCAGCATTTGAGGCGGGCAATTATAAGTAGGAACAATGGCTGTAATGCCATCATTGGCATCTTCACTTATTGCCTTTTGCTCATCAAAAAAGTGCAGTTTTTTACCATTTTGCTTTAGCATATCTTAAATAAGAAAGTCGCCCCTAAAAATTAGGGGCGACTTCACCGTTCCTCAACTCTGACGCTTCCAGTTAAAGACCTCGCAACATGTTTCCATATACACTTCTAGGCTTTCACCAGCATCTCGCCACCAACCATCAAGGAGATTAGCTTTTAACAAGCCATCTTTTAAATAAAGATTATTCAAATCAGTTATTTCCAGTTCCCCCCTGGCCGAAGGGCTTAAAGAATTGATATACTCCCAAACCCTACTGTCATACATGTAAATCCCGGTGGCAATGAGATTAGACTTGGGGTTTTTGGGCTTCTCTATAATTGATAGAACATTTCCATCGTCATCTGTTTCTACTACACCATACCATTCTGGATGTTCTACTTTAGTTAGAAAAATTCTAGCACCATTGGGATTGGTTGTAAATTCTTCTACAGCTTTTGGGAATGGATTTTCAACTAAATTATCTGCCAAAACAACACACATGGGATCATCTCCCACGAAACTTTCAGCATAAGATAGTGCGTCCGCAATCCCTCTGGGTTCATCTTGATAGGTGTAGTGGAGGCGTTTTAATCCAAACTCCTCCCCGTTTCCTAATATTCTAAGAAATTCTCCTGCTGCGTTGCCTCCGCAAACCAAGAGAATGTCGGTCACTCCACTTTCGACAAGTGACCTGATTGGATAATAAATCATTGGTTGATCACAAACAGGCAAAAGACATTTGTTTGTGACTTTTGTAAGCGGTTTAAGGCGTGTACCTAGACCACCAGCCAGAATAATACCTTTCATTATTTTATCTCCGATTGCCTTTCAAAGCTCGAAGATAATATAGTTAGTAGTACATAAAAAAAACCCACTCTACCCCGACAGATGCAAGGGGCAGAGTGGGCCGACCATGAAAAGGTCTTCTATACGGCTACGGCGGCGTCTGTTGATGACCAGCCACGAGATACATCAATGACATATTCGCCCGATTCTAATTCATCTTGGGCCATTTCTTCCGCATCAGACGAAGAAGGGCAGCTAAACTGCAACTTTCTCCGTTTCGGCCTCTTGGTGTCCAGATTCTTCCTCTCCACGATCACTTGGTAGTTCGGCATCTTCCTTTTTTTCCTCCTCTATCACGTTATTTTGAGTTAGGAACTCCAAAATAACGCTTTCCACGAACTCTAATTGGGCAACTGCCAATGCCTTGCTGAAGGGCATCTTCTTGCCTAGTTTCTCGCACCGCTCCCAGATTTGTTCACGATCTTCGCAGGCTAACACAGCAGCATCGGTAGTGTAAGAGTAGTCTCCTACCATGCCTCTACGGATAGCGTGCTCAATACGAACAGTAAGCGGGCGCACGTCGGAAGGTTTTATCTTATCCATTTGCGCAGACTCGCTATAAACACATTATTGGACATTACCAACATGTTAGCATAAATAGCGATAAAGTGAAGGAAAGAGCTTGATTTAACCTAGAAAATCCACACCATCAACGGGTTCTTCGTTCAACAGTACGTCCTCAGAAGATTCATTGCACTTATCATCACAGCAAGGAGTCTCATTGAGAGGCTTGGTTTCTGGTTTTACTACTACTTGCTCAACTTTGCCTTCTGTAGTCACAGTATCAGGTTGATCTAAGATTAATTTCTCTTCTTGCATTTTTTGTTGCTCCTCAGTGATCAATGCTCTCACCAATCGAATTTCGTTCGTTTTTACCATTTCCATAAAGTAGGAATCACCTTGAAATTCTGCCCCTGGTGCTACTGTCTTGGTGCCATCGTCCAATGGCTTAGGTAGCATCAAGGTGGCATCATTGTGGTTCCTGTAGACATACACGCCAGTTCCTCTTCTGGCTTGTTCAATCTTTTTATGCCTGTATTCTCTGGCTTCATACTTGTTTAGCTTCATGTTTTCTCCTTTTTGGTTTAGATTTTTAAACCAATCGTCTTAGTATATAGTAGTAGCTCGGCTAAATTATTAAGAAAGGATGTTAGTATGAATAAGCCCCCTAAATGGTCGCAAATCTACCCACAGGGAACTGCGAAAGGAGACGAAGAGCAACACTTCTTTGTTGTTCTATCAAGAGGCAAATACGACTTTCTGAGTATTGCCCAAATTGCTCAAGAATCTAAATTGAGCAAGAAGCGAGTGGAAGAAATCATAGAAAAATACTACACCTTAAATGTGGTGCTACAAAATCCAGAAAACGAAGATCAATGGGGATATTGGGAAAGATGTGAAAGTCTGCTGCCCGAAGAAAAGCCCAGTATCTCCCGAACCGATAAAGAATCGAGAATCAAAAAGGCACGATTATAAAGAAAAAAAGCAAGCCCGCGCAAGCGGGCTTGCTTTTCTCATATTATAAAATCAATATTGCTTAGGCGTTCTTGCCGGTTAATTGGCCATCAGCCGTCGCAGATGTTGGGTTGAAATACTTGTGCGGATATTGTGCTCTAACATATGCGTCAGGATAGTTCTTGCTCGACCCGGCTCTATGGGTGTTTTCACTAGAATCCTCTGTGCTTTCTCCACCAGCTATGGTGTTCAGCAAATCTGTTTTAGCATTATCTTCTTCTACCCATTGGCGAAACGTTTTCATAATTTATCCTCTCTAAATCAACTGGGGATCTCAGTTCATTATATATAGCCCCCAGTTTCATTTTTTATTCGTTATTACCAATCCATTTTTGTGCGCTCATAAGGATAAATATATTGGGGAGCACAATCAAAGGAGGATATTTATTATGAAATTCGATAAAAACACACTAGCAATTATTGCTTTGGCATTGGGTGCTGTCTGTGCTTATTTCTGGATGCAAGACCAAAAAGGAAATACGCCACCGCCACAACAACCTAATGCACAATCTCCATTTGGTCAAAATTGGATGCCGTCGCAGCAACAGGTTCCACCGGGACAGCCGCCGCAACAACAGGTTCCACCACAGTCACCACCGCAACAGGGGCCTCCGCAGCAAATGCCACCGGAACAGCCTTTTCCACCGAGAGGAGGGTGAAAGCCTGGGTTTTACACTAATCACGGTAGTTTACTAGATTGGAAGATATATAATTAAATGGCATGTGGAAATTGTGGAAAAAAAGGCACAGTCAGAATGAGAACTTATGACTGGGAAAAGAGTCGCAAACGGGCTAAAGCTATCATCAAGCGAAAGCGTGAGATGAGTCATTATCATGCTAAGGCCCGAATGGTTTTCAATAAAATGCATTTGTGAGGTAAAAATTATGGGATGTGGTTGTAATAAAAGTGTTCGTAGTACTGGTAGTAGAACCAAAATGACTGTAGCCAGGGCCAGCAGAGTTGTGTCATCTTCTAAAAGCACTAGAGCCAGCAGGATGATCCCTCAATCAGTGTTGAAACAACAAGCTGCCAAGCAGGCTGAATTAGAACAAGGAACTTCCGCACTAGAAAAACAACGCAAGTTGAGAGACATAAGAAGAAGAATTATTGCTCAAAAACTAGGACACCATTAGTTTTCTGCCATGTTTACGGTGTCTTTCATATATGGCATTACCCAGTTGTTTGGATCAACCACAAGGTTGACTGAGGTATTGCTAAAGGACCAGTAGAGCGTTTTGTTTTCCTCATACCAACAAATCTTCATCTCTTTTGGAACCAAAAATCCGTTCACTGATTGAAAGCTCAAGACTTCTGAACTTGCTATTCCATTATCAGATAAGTCCAACAAATAGTGTCCTATTATTGCTTTTTTCTCTGCATCAATGAGAGTTATTTTCTTAACCCAATTGCCCGTTGAAGCACTCACTTTTCTTTCTTCAACTAGGATATATTTCTCATTTCTCTTGATTTTATCTGGCAGTTCTATTACCCCAACATTTAAACATTCTATCATCCACAAAGGGTGAAACGGGGTTTTAAGGCGTGTCTTGTGAAGACTTGCGTGTTCTGAATAATACAGCGCAGGAGGCTTCATACGCCTTGACCAGAACCAAAATATGTTATTAGTTGAGCCGACATCTAATTCTCTTCCAGTGATAGAATTAGCAAGCATCCTAAAATTAAGATCCTTTTCGTAGGCAATGGAACCTCTAAGATTGAAGGGGCTATCAACTATGTCTATGGCAACATCTGTTTTCATTGTCCTCAGCAGTTTATTGTGAGCATTTATTTCGTGAAATAATTGCAACACCTTTTGCTTCTCTGAGGTTTCTTGTGGCTCTAAATTGGCAACACCACCAGCACTCAAATAATGAGAAGAAGGTGGTGATCCCTGGAAATTAATATACCAGAAAAACACAATTGCCAAAATCATTATGGTTATTACTAAAATCTTCTGCAACGGTAGTACCTCACACCAAAACAGCCCAACAACCTTCGCAAGGGTCGTCTATGACGTATATACTTAAATGGTCTACATCTATGACGAGTAACGCATGGTTTTTTAACACAAGTGGGCGTTTCCACGAAGGTATTACAAATTAACAACCCTTCTCCGTTTGAAGGGGTGAATTCCTGATAAGGGACATATTCGATGTATTCATCTTCATATTCCCTTAGTTCCAATCCAATTAAAGGTTCTTCATTAGGTTTCCTTGAAGAAAAATCACATAATTCCAAACCCACGATTTGATGATTGGTGTTTGCCACAACCGCTCTTTTTGGCGGTATATTCAAAATATGTTCTGTAATATAAGGCAGGTTCATCAATGCGGCCAGAAATACCGCAATTCCTGCGAGCGTGTTTTTCATAGAGTCCCTCCCAAAAAATACGTTCGTTATTATATATATCCTTACTGAGCTTGGTTTTTACGTTGGAGAAAAAAACATGTTATCATACGAAAAATGGAAAGTGATTAGTGAGTCTATGGGTGGAGCAATTCCTCTTGGTATTAAAACTCCCGAAACTATCGGAGTGGTTGGAAATATCACAGAGCCAGTTGAGCCTCTTGACTTTGAAGCTGAACTTGAGGAAGCTAAGAAATGCCTTAAGAAAAAAATGGACGGCGACGTTCCATCTCCTGATGATGAAGGTGGAGATAAGCCTCCTTTCCTTAAGAAAAAAGGAAGTCCAGATGATGCCGAAGCCGATGATGGCGGCGAAGAACCGGGCGGCGATGAAGATGAAAGCGGCGATGAGCCTTCAGGTGATGCTGATGCTGGTTCCGATGACTCTTCTGATTCCGATTCCGATTCCAGTGGTGACGATGAAAAAGTAGATCCAAAAGCAAAACCCACTTTATTCCAAAAGAAAAAGCAAAAGAAGGGCATGAAGAAGAATATGAAAAAGGAAGACAACGAATTCCTTAGTCGCTTCAAAAGCCTGCATAAGCAATTGGGATATGATCCTAACCAAAGACATTGGGATGGACTTAGTGAAGATGCTGTATATCCCGAATCAGACCCGAATCAAGGTCTGGCTGATATACAACCGGAAGTACCAGACAATCCGCAGCCCGGTGAAGTAGGATTTTCTCCTTACAGTAAAGTGGCAGGTTTGGGTGCTGAATATGAAGAGTCTACAAAAAATCTTGTAGATGCCATACTCAACGACTCAAGAGTGCCAGAAGAAGTTAAAAATGATTTGCGTGGTTAAATATAATCGCGTATTCCGTCCATAAGACTATACTCAGGGGAAAAGCCCAAGATTTCTTGGGCTTTTTTCATGTCTGTATGAACATTGTCTTGGTAGGTCTTTGGATCGGGATTTTCAACATATTCAATTTTCTTAAATGGCTCTCTGGGTCGTGGCATCTTCGTCTTTAAATGCAGTTGTAATGCCCCTACAACCTCATTGAAGCTAATAGGATCGCCAGTTGCACAATTAAATATAGCAGTTCCATTGAATTCAGCAGCAAGCAGGTTGGCTCTTACCGCATCTTTCACATAAAGCCACTCTCTTTTTTCTTCCCCATTTCCGAACAATACAGGGGCTTCGCCTCGTTTTATTTTATTGGCCAGCTTTGTAATCATGCTCATTCTAGGCCCTTTGTGCTCTTCTCCTGGGCCATACACATTGCAGTATCTCAAACCTACAATTGAAATGTCGGGATGTCTTGAGGCAAATGATATTGCGTATTGATCTAGCCTATATTTGGACATTCCATAGACATTCAGTGGATTACATTCGTCTGTTTCTTTGAATGGGTCGTGATCTTTGGTGAATCCTCTACCATAGACAGCAGTTGATGAGGCATAAACGAATTTACAACAATTGCTGTTTAGTTTGAGTGCGTTAAAAAGATCCGTAGTTGCATATAGATTTGAACGCAACATTAAGTTATGATCGGTCTCTGTTGTCTTGTTGTTGGCGGCTTGGTGGAAACAAACATCCACCCCCTCGACACGTCGCCAATCTATGCCATTCAAATCGTGTGGCAAAAATTCGGTTCCTTCAGGAACTCTTTCAGGACAACTCCCAGTAACTAGAACCTCATGGCCTTGTTTTACAAGTTCTGAAGCTAAGTGGTGTCCAACGAAGCCCGTTCCGCCAGTAACTAATGCTTTCATGATCGCCTCTATTTATGTTGGTTTAATAGAGGGAAGTTATTGTTTTTTTGAATGAAATACTTCGGGACGGGGTGCCCATTGGGGGCCTTTTCGCTCTTTTCCACCAACTCTGAGACGATCCATCTTGTCAGTTATTTCTTTTTTATTTATACTCTGTTCTTGGAGAGCTAACCATTGCTTAAAAGTCATATGAGTATCTATGGACACAATCAAGCATTTTGAAAATTACATCAAAGCAGGGTTTCAAGTTATCCCTTTGCATCCCAATACTAAAATTCCAATTGGCAAGAAGTGGAATGAAAATTGGAGTGAAAGAGGCGCACGTAGTCTCTTTCAATTTCACGTTGGAGCCAATTTAGGAATTTTACTGGGAACTGTTGTTGATGTTGAAGGCGATACCATTGAAGCTAATGAATTGATTGATGAACTGATCGGTGATTATCCTCACCCTTCATATCGGGGTTCCAAGTCAACTCACCACTTATTTCAGAATCCAGATAAGGGTTTGACTAGAATATCCAAAAATGGAATTGAATTCAGGGCTTTCAAGCACCAATCTGTCCTTCCTCCTAGCATCCACCCAGATGGCTCTCAATACAAGTGGTTGACTGACTTTTTTCCTATACCACCAATGCCTCCCGCTCTATTGGAGCTATATGGTGAATTTCAAGCAGTACCAAAAACGTGTCCTCCGAGGAAGCCGAGACATGATTTAATCATAATCCAGTGTCCTTGTTGTCATAAGAAAATAAAGATGAATCGCACGCGGTATAAACGAGAAAAGGCCGCTTTTAGGGAGAGGCGGGAAGAGTGGTGTTGCTCTAAGTGTAGAAGATTTGATATTCGTCCTTCATGTAGAAGGATCAAAAAACAGATGCGACTTAATAAATAACATCATGGATTTCAAGACATTTTTTTATAAAATAGCCCCTTCTGAAAAAGAGAGGGCAGCGATACAGAAGTATCAACAAGGCACTCCAGTAATGGATATTGTTCAGGAGTTTGGATTTACTTCTATGGGTAAATTCTATGAGATGCTAAAGGAAAATGGCATTGGAGCTAATCGTTTAAAACAAAAACATGAGTTAATTGGCTATTTCCACAATGGTGGCTATAACACGCACCAGATAGCTGATTTGGTTGATATGTCAGAACGAGCCGTTCGAGATTTTGTTCGCAAATTAAGAGACTAACATGCCAATAAAAGAAGAGATAGTTTGGGTATTATCTGGTGGCCGCTCCAATCGTAATGTAAATGATTCCTTGGGCGGTGAGCCTTCTACTACAATCATAATGGATGGATTAAATAATCTTTTTGATGATGTAACCCGCTTAGAGATGAAACGAGGTAATGTAGACTATCGTTGTTTTTATGTTAAAAATGGCTCTAAACAAACTTGGCAAAACATCCAGGTTTACATCAAAAGTCAAGTAGAAGATGGGGCTTTTGGGTATTTGGGAGTAGGTTTAGCAGATGAAGAACAACAATTCAGCGTAATCGCTGATGCTGATGTTACAGGTGGTTATTTTACTTTTGATTTTGACACTGATCTTAATGTTCGAGTTGATCACGATAGTGATTTAGATACATGGGCTGCTAACTTTGAAACAGCCCTTAAAGGAATCAGGCAGTTAAGAGATGTTCAGGTTACTGGCCATTATTTCCCAGATCATTCTACTCCATATTATCAAAACAAAACATTTTACACTTTTAGAATTTTATTTTTAGGTCGTGACGGCAAGAGAAATCAATCTCTAATTGAACCAAATCAAAACAATATCACTGGAATTAACGTTAATTTATCTTCAGATAAAGTCATTTCTGGTGCCCCTTGTAATTCTGTAGCAGTCCAAGTAGCGGCAGAAAACCAACGCCCTGATAATGTGGTTTTTAACCTGACCAGTAGGGATGCACCTATCCAGTTAGGAGATTTAAAACCTGATGAATATGTGCCAATTTGGTTGATGCGTGAGAATTTTCCTGATGACACTGAAAAAAGAAATGATAAAATTACAGTTGCTATTCGAGGCGCATCGACTGTAATATAACTCTTTTAGTGTAGGAGAAATATAAATGAAATGTCCAGTCACAGGGAAAATGTGTCCCAAGCCTAGAGTTTATCACGTTACTGAAATAGAAGATGGGACGGCATCTAAGCAATTAGATTTATGCCCTGATTGCTTTGCAGCCTATGTAAAGAAAGAACCAGTAGAGAAAGAACCAGAGCCACAACTTCCTGATTTGCCAAATTTAAAAAATCTCACTCCTCAAGTAGCAGATGAATTTGTGCAAGACATGATGACGTTTGTAGAGAAAATCGTACAAAAACACCAACCTTTGGTTGTTCCACAAGATTTAAAAACATGCAAGTGCGGTTCAACGACCCTTGATATAGCTAAAACTGGAAAAATGGGATGTCCAGAGTGTTATAAAACATTTGAGGAAGAAATGCAGCCTGTGATATTCAATGCGCATTCTGGCCCTAATTCATCGGAACAAATTGAACACGTAGGGAAAAAACCCAAAAACTGGACCCCACCAGCACCACCACCTGAATCTCCAAAAATGAAAATGGTGAAACTGAACTATAAAATGAAAATGGCCATTCAAGAAGAAGATTATGAATATGCTGCTAGGCTTAGAGATGAAATTAAAAAAATAACAGATGGACTAAAATCGGAAGATTAACCTTCTGGCAGTTCTTCTTTTAACTCCTCATCTTTGTGGGTCTCAATATATTTTAAAAACTCTCTTGGATCAATAATTCCAAATCCTTGGAAGAACTTTTTGCCAGCTTGATGTTTGTTGGCAATGTGAACTGTGTGTTCTTTCAGCAAAGCCCTGATGCCATCTACAGATTGTAACGCGCACTCTCCCTTAGCAATTAATTGACAATCATCTCCACATATTTTGCAATCTAATTTTTGCTCTTTAGCATAAGACAACAATAATGCTGTGCATCCTACAGCAAAAGGAGCAGACTGTGAAGTGCCAGACATGACACCATACCAATCATCGGGAATACAACTTTGAATCTTACCACCTGGAGCCATGAAATCCAACATCTTACCAGTGTTGCTGAAATTAGAACGGGTGAAGTTTTTGTTAATTGAGCCTATGGCTATAGTTTCAGGATAGCGTGCTGGGTAATAAATCTCCTTGATTTTCCCAGCATTGCCTGCTGCGCAGAATACGGGCACTCCTTTTTTTGTAGCATATTGAATAGCTTTTCTTACTTGTTGTAAGGGAAATGGTGCCCCTAGAGACATAGAAATAATATCTGCCCCATTATCTACAGCAAACCTGATTCCTTTCGCTACATTAACAAGATCACCATCGCCAAATGAATCTAAAATCTTGACAGGCATTCCTTTAGCTTCTGGTGCGACACCTATAATACCCACACCATTCTCGCCTGCGCACACAACCCCCATACAGTGCGTGCCGTGTCCGTTATCATCATGCGGCGGCTTTTTGGGATTAAGAATGTTGGCCCCTTTGGGCACGATTAAATTATCAACTAAATCAGGGTGATCTAGATCACAACCACTGTCTAAGATAGCAACGGTCACGCCTTTGCCTCTTGAATACTTCCATGCATTGGGAAGATCAAAGGCGGTTATTTGCCACCCTGGCCTATCCCCAGCTTGTTGTGCAGAAAGCGTCTCTACTATTTCAAAGGGAGGTAAAGAACAGTGTCTTTTATTCGCCATCTCCTGCTTCTTCTTGTTCATCTTCCCTCCATAGACCATCTCGGTATTTTTGAACCATAAAATCTATCACATAGGAGATCCACACGTAAATTATTAGATGCTTAACTCTCCCTGCTATTGGCTTTAGCCAAATTGGCAATACTTCTTTTATGACATGATCATATAGTATTTCTATTGCCCTTAACACCGTTGCTTTTTTATCTGGACTGTCTAAATCTACAAATTTATCAACTCTTAGAATTAATTCATCCACACAGTTGATTAAGAAAGAAACGGCCACCATTAAACCATTGCGGCCCTTCTTCCAGAATTCCCACCATCTTTTTTGTGGTACGGGATTCTCCTCATTCCATTGCTCTGCTAACTTGAGAATCTCAGGTTCCAGCGCTGTAGTTGCCCTTCCAATAGGATTGGCTTGTGCTACTGCTTTCATAATGGTATCCTCCTGTGTGTATATATTATTATGAGGTTGTGAAATGAAAATATTATTCGTTACAGGTGGGGGCATTGGCAACATCATTCAAGCCACCCCAACCATCAAAGCCCTTGCTATTGAAGGACATAAGGTGGATCTTCGGCTTCACTGTAATAGTGGCGCAGACATTCGAGAGGTTTTCAATATCCCCAGTGTTCGACAGGTTTTTATAGATAAAGAACCCAAAGGCAATTATGATTGTGAGATGCGAGGGCTTTTCATTCCAAGCAGCCTTCATGGTGCTAAAAAAACAGTTAAATGCAAAATAAGCTACGCTCAACATATCCCAGAATCAGAAGTTTATTACAGCCTTGCAAAACAAATCGGAATCAAAGCCCCTATGGGAGATTGCGAAATAAATGTAGGTCAAAATGGGCCTATCCCAGAACACAAACACACAGTTGCTATTTATCCTGGTTCAAAATACAACTGGGCAATGAAAAGATGGGATAAATACGATGAATTAGCCAAAAAATTCAAACATGTAGCAGTGGTTGGAACAGATAAAGACATTAACACGCATGGGAATCCCACATGGATTACTCGTTCTTGGAAATGGCCTAAGCATGTGAGATTTGCAAAAGACCCTCAACTTGTGAATGTGGCTCATTTTATTTCTAAATGCGACATGTTTATTGGCAATGATGGCGGGTTGGCTCATGTAGCAGCCGCTACTGGGATACCCACCTTTGTCCTGTTCGGTCCATCATCGGATGTTAAAAATAAACCTAAAGCCCACAAGGCACATGTGGTAGCCATCAACTTGCCTTGTCGCCCATGTCAGTTTAAGAAAAAAAATGGAAAGTCTATTTTTGATGGCAATATAGGCAATTGCTATTTAAACATGAAGTGCATGAATGATATGTCCGTTGATTTTGTATTGAAACAAATGCGTGCTCAAATGTAATTGTGTTTTTCTAGCCACCAACCAAATTCATCTTCTATTAAGTTTATAGATTCCTCGGAAAGCACATTTTTGTAACTGCTTGGCCTACCATTAGTTCCTTTGGTAATATGGTTGGGGTGCAACTGAGTGATTTGACTCATTTGTTTTTTAGGAATAATTAATCCTTCAACTTTCTTATGAACTTTTTTTGGATCAACAATTAGGTCTAATTTTCTAAGAATTGAAGTGAGGGTTCTGACTTTATTGAAATACATCTTCTCGTATCTAATTTCTAAATGAGAGTATTTCTTCCAAGGAGTGTGTTCTCTATTAACTACTCGTTTTACATACTTAACAACTTCTTCAGGTGTGTTTTCGATTAATTTTCTACGAACTGCTGAAGCTGCTATGTCTCGTAAATCTCTTGTTGTAGTGAAAATGCGATAGGCGTGTTTGTGTTGTTTTAAAAAGTTGTGAGTTTTAATGACATGGTATTCTTCTCTTCTTGTGGAATCATACTCATTGTGAAAGCAAGAATAGAAAGGGATTTGAGCTTCCCGCAAAGAAAGCCTCAATGCATTAAATAGCCAAGTGCTTCCCGAACGATGACACCCAGCACAGATTATTTTTCGCATTAGAAATTCAACTTTCCTTCATCAATTAATTTCTGAACTTGGGGAGGATGTTGTCCTCCAAATTCAGTCCAGTTTCCACCACCCATTGGGTGTGTTTTCCCATTAACAGCATTCGGGTTTTTTCTCCATCTTAAAAATACATCATCAACATAACCTCTATTATCAACCCCTGATTGCTGTCTGTAGTATTCCATCTTGTGATAGATTTTCTCAAGTGGCCTTACCCATGAATAATGATAAAAGAGGCGCTCATTACCTCTCCATGTTTTGACTTTTTTGTTGACGAGAACACTATCGTGAGCAGAAACGTGCAAGTGGTTTTTTCCACGATAACCGTAACCCTCTCGCCATTTAACAACTCGTTCTTGGGGGTAATTGTCCCATTTGCCTGTCCCAATTGTGTTGACGTTATTCCAAAACAACCAGAACTGCATTATAAGCACTTCGTATTGCGTCATTAATTGCGTAACCCGCCACAGTTGATCCTCTGTATAGACCTCATCTCCATCGAGCATAAACATCCAGTCACCCGGTTTTAGTTTTGTGGCATAAGCATTTCTCATCTCTACTTTGTCTTTCCACAATCTTCCCGGTGGTCCTATGACGGTGCCGTTGTGTGTGTTCGCTAATTCATGGGCTATTTCTAAAGTTTTGTCTATGGGGGTGCCATCTGGATTACACATGCCTGCTTTTTGGGCATACTCGTTTCCACCAATCACAAATATCCATTCATCTATTAATGGAGCAACACTATCCACAGACGCCTCTAAAAACTCTTCTTCATTTAGAGCAATTACACATCCTACGGTTTTACCTTTTTTAGCATCTTTAAGTCCATTTGGGATATGTAGCAACCCTGGTCTAGCACTGCAATGTTTATCTACTTTGTAATTGTTGACCCATCTTTCCATGAAAATCTTTTTGTTGTTGGACCTGTATTTGTGACCTCCTCCTTTTGATTGGCCTACTTTGTGGTATATCATAGATTGAGGTTCATACCATATTTCCAACCCTGCATCCTTCACCTTCATACACAAGTCTGAATCTTCCCAGTAGCCAATTCTATAATCAAGATCGAATCCACCTATCCGATTAAACAGTTCTTTCCTAATTATAAAACATGCCCCAGTAACCATGTCTCTAGGTGCTGCTCGAAGTAAATCTCTAGGGGCTTTGTTGTATCTTATTGGTTCTTTTAATTCACGATCTTGATAGATGTTTCGGCCTATATGGAGAAATGACTTTGATCTCCAACTCCAACGAGATCCAGCAGAATCAATATAACCTTTGGGATTTAATTGTAGGTTGCCGACTAATCCTATTTTAGGATCAGATTTGAGGCGTTTTACTAAAGGGCTTATCCAGTTGGGTGTGACTACTGTATCTGCATTCAAGAAAATCAGATAATCCCCTGAAGCATGAGCGGCCCCTGTGTTACAAGTGGGTCCAAATCCGGCATTTTTAGAGTGTTTTACTATTTTGCCTATTTTGAATGTTGGTCTGTTAGCTGCCCAAATGCTGGTGATTTGCGTGTATGTCTTATCAGGACAGCAATCATCAACGTAGATTATTTCTGTAGATATGTCTGGTTCTGGTTGAGACCATTTTTTAATTTGTTCTGTTATACAGGCTTTACTGCGGAAAAGAGGAACGATGATTGAAACATCAACTTTTTCAGAGGTTCTAAACCAATCAGGCGTGGGCAACTCTTGAGCTTTTGGATAAATAAATGGATCGAGAACAAAGACTTTATCTGCGGGCCGCTCTGGTGAGACTTTTAATTTTTTTCTCTTTTTTGAAGACTTACTATATATCTTGCCCTTGCGGTTAGGGTCATTTACAAGCTGTTGGATCTTCTTGTTATTTTCGGGATGCGAGCGCGTATTTCTCTGTACCAGAATGTTTTTAAATTTAGATGCCATTACCTACCTGTTAAACTTGCAACGCCCTTATTGGCTCTGCCTTGTTGCCCTATAGTCATGCTGCCTAGAATTTGCAAGAAACTGGTCATTTCTTGTGGTGCAATAGCAATAACTCGTCTCAAGGCTTGAACTAACTTAGGGTCATATACCTGTTCCCCTGTTATTCTTTGTATCAACCTTAAATAAGAAGCCACATCGCCTTTTTCAAGAGCATCACTAGGAGTTTCCAAACCAGCACTAGCAGTTACATTTGTATTTCCCACCCCAGCTACATTTGTATTAACTGCATTACTGTTTCCCACCGCAGTAAGCTCAGTTTGAACTGCTTCAACTGTTTCTAACCACTCATTAAACTTCTTCATTGTCTCCCCCTACTCCTCTTTTGAATCTTCCGGGGAATCCCATTGTTGAACCAGATCGAGAACCAATTTCAGGGCCTCTAACCGCCATATTAACAGCATCTATCATTGCAGCGATAAGTTCATCATCGCTCTCAAAATCTTTCCTAAACCTCTTGGCTAAGGGTTTGAGTGCAGCTTCTATATCAGGCAGAGAGTCGTATGAAGTGCCTCGAAATTGATAAAATTTACTCCAATCAAGATCACTGCCATCTGCCGCTATTTCATCAATTTCTTCTTGCCACTCTTTAAACGTTTTCATTTTAATCTCCTATGGGGTGGGTCTGGTATCATTTGGATAACTTAATTGGGACTTCTCTTGATCGGGATCAGCAGCAGGCTCTTCTCCCTCACCATCCCCTGTTTGAAGCATTTTGTTTCTTCTGTCCTCGCCGTCTGTTTTTTGAACTTTAGCAAGGGCGTCCCTTATGCGGCTTGCCCAGTTGGAAATATCACTTGTAGAAATATTCAACAAGTCAGCTAAGCCCTCAGAGTTGTTACAGATTTTCATAAAATGTTCCCAGAAATTAGGGTCCATACTCTCTCCAACACGAATCAACTCCATAGCTTTAGAGTCTTCACCACTGTCTAATAATGGGCCATCGCCATCACTATCAACTGTGTGGGTGAATTTCTTGTCCGCATCTGCCGGAAGCATTTCACGGTTCTCCGTGATCATCCTGTCGTAAATCTTCCAAAATGTACTCATGCTTTATTTATCACCTAGTCTTCATTTTGCGTTTCATTTTGCGTTTCATAAAACCCATCTTCGGGTCCATTTCTTCGTCCTCTGGTGAATCTTCGTGTGCAGGCGCACCATGTTTGTGCCTTTTTAGTTTAGCACAGTATCCCGCATCTTCACTATTAGGGCCACCGTGAACTTCACCCGCATCTTCTAGCCATTTTTTAAATTCCATAACGTAGATATATAGGTAAAAGAGACATAACAATGAAAAGTTTTTTGCAGTGGCTAGAAGCAGTCCAAAGCGACTACAGGTTGGGTAAAGACATCGAAGGGCTTGGAACACTTAATGTTATCAAGCATCGAGGGGCGAAAGTCCCTTGCGCTCGTGATCGCAATAATGGCATCTGGTATAGCTTAGATTTAGAGAAATGCGGGGGATCGCTAGAAAAATTAGCAAAGCACAGAAAAGAGACCTATTGGTGTCGCCTTGCAAATGGTGCTGGAGCCGACCAAATTAAAGCCAGCGAACTAGACCAATACAGAATTCAACAGCCCACATCCTATAATTATGAAGAAGTAGAGGGGGCTTTAGATATAGCCGCTCGTAATATAGCCACAGGAAAAAAACAAGCTGTTGTTCAAACGACTACAGTAATGGCTGTGATTCCAACCCATTAAAAAATAAAGCCCGCCGAAGCGGGCTTTTTCATTTCATTTAGAGATTTCTCTAATCCCCAGTCGTTCCTTCAACTTTCATTCTTTTAGTGGGCAACACACGCTCACCGCGAGCATCGCAATTATGTAGGCAGCACTGTTTAAAAATTCATCCAAATACACTCTGTCTTGTATTTTTTGGACTTTTGTTGTGATGAATGATTGGCAATTGCCTTCCTTTTGCAAGTCCAATTTTCATACAATCTGTTGTAAAGTTTTGAGGGATAACCACTTAGGATAACTTTGCCTTTAAAAGCAGACAAGGTTGCAGACAGCTTTATGTGGTCATCAGTGTTCATTTCGCTTTCATATACACTTGGCGTAGTCCTGGTTTCCGGTAGATATGGCGGGTCTAAATACAACAGGACTTCTTCATTGTTGAAAGCCTTAATTACATCTAAAGCCGGTTTTTGCATGATGTAAACGCTTTCGATCCTGTTAGAGATAACAGGCAGTTCTTCAATTATAGTTTTCCATGCATTCACATCACCGGGTTGCCCGCCTCGTTGTCTTGTAGACCAAGCTAGGTGCTTTTTGAGTCCCCCACGACTCATTCTCCTTAGTGAGAATTCATTTATGGCATGATTGATATAATCTGCGAATTCTCCCTCTTCAGCTTCTCGTTTCAAACGATCAAAGGTTCTTTGAGAGTATGTTAGCCTTTTGATTCGTCTTATGAATTCCCCAGGCTCGTCTCTCAATGCACGGAAAATCTGGATGATTCCGAGATTTATGTCATTGATGCATTCTTCCCTGGATGGCTCTTTATTTAAAAGCACATTAGCACCACCACAATATGGTTCAACATATACCATATCTTGGTAGTTTTGAGGAAAATGTTCAATAATCCAATTACAGAGATAGTATTTGCCACCGTGAGTTTTAATTGGTGGTCTGGTTTTTCTTTTTCGTGGCATCTTTTTTCTTATGAATCATGTGACCGCAATTATAGCACTCTACGTCCCAGTTCCCATATGTGCCTTCTCGCCATTCCCAGCCTTTACCAGATTCCTTTCCACACTTTAAACAGAGTGCTCTCATGTATTTTTCTTCATCAATATAAAAATAACACGGTTCGCCTTGATGGATTTCCATATTTTTTTGCATCCTTCCTTTATTGATAATATAGTTTAAACAAGGAGGAAGTCATATGAACGATAGAATTATTTTAGTAGCACTTATCATAGTAATCGGGCTTGGGATTATGTATTATACTCAAAACAAGCCCCAACAACAACCTGTTCAGCAACAAAGTTTTACAAATCCTTACCCTCAAACACCGCAACAACCGCAACAACCGCAGCAGCAGCAACCGCAGCAGCCAGAATTTGAAGAATTTACGAGCTACACTGGCCCGTGGAATACGGTAAAAAATAGAAAATTAGATGGAATTCAAACTGCTGATGTTCATTATTTGGGGAATCATCAATGGGAAGGTAGGTTTCATGGAACGTGGCGCGGAGTTAGTTATTCTTACGATGTGACATGGGAAGGTCCACCCGATAATTTAAGAGGCGTAGCAACGATTGATGGTGCAAACTACACATGGGTAGGAAAAATTACGCCTGAAGTGTTTGTAGGTCAGTTTGAGAGTGGTAGATATACTGGGGACTTTAATCAGAAGAGAGACAGAAAAAGTGAAGAATCAAATAGAACGCAGGCGATGCTCCCAAAGGGCTGGCATAACCCAAGCATATCTCCTTAATGTATTAGGAACGGAAACATCATCGGAGGTTCAAACACTTTGGATTCAAGCGAAAGAAGGGCTTCCTGATGGTGGGTCATTTATATTGTCATTAGATGGTGTTGAAACTGTCCCTATTTCATACGATCAGAATTACAATTATGTTGAGTCAACAATGAGATTGGCATTATCCCCTCTTGCGGAAGTGGAGATAGTTGGCAGAAGCGCCACTCAATTTTTGATAAAATTCATAGGGGCTGATGCGGGTAAAAGGAAGTCAATTCTTAAACTAGAAGAAAACAATTTAACACTTTCAGGAAGTCCTGCTGGTTTATTGCAAATTGCAAGGAAAAATGAAGGTGGTATACCAAGGACGCTGTTTAGTACACTACAAGATATACCACGAGACAAATGGGTTATCACAAGTTTTAACCCAAATAATCGAGAATTCTGTATTGCTGTAGAAAACGATGCTACAACTACTTATTTGAGTGGAACCTTGCCAATAACCACTTTTACTTAAATATCAATGCCTTTTTTAGCTGCCCACTCTTTAAATACCTTTTCAACATGATTGTCAAGGTACGCATCTATTGCGCCACAATTGAATTCTTTTACATCTTCCAAAAGCTCTTGGATGTCTTCGACGGTGAATTTCTTTTTTCCCCACCAAAACTCTCTTTTTTGTTCTTCCATAATAATCTCCTTATCGGTCTAGTTTAGCAGTTTTTAGCCAGAGAATAAAAGCGGCTTCGCCTTTATATCCCTTGCCAGATTTAATTTCTTTCTCGTTACCGTCCACAATCCTGTGTGCCGGAACGCCAGAGATACCATATTTGCTTGCTACGGCTTTCTCTTTGTCAACATCTACTTTATAAACAATGTAGCTACTCAACTCATTCTGTACCCGTGGTGAAGAAAGTGTTTCACTCGAAAACTTCTTGCACCAACTACACCAACTAGCTGTAAAATAAAGGTAAACCTGTTTATTTAATGCTCTTGCCGTCTCTATCGCATCCTCGTAACTATCTATCCTCTCAGGAGGCGCAGGTTGTTGCGGTTGCTGCGGCGGCTCCGGTGTTGTCGGAGGCACAGGTTGGGGTTGCCACTGTTGTTGCGGTATTTGTGGCGTGGGTTCTGGATTTACCGGGTTTAGATAGAAGTAAGCTATCGCCAACCCCAAAACTATCACCACCACTGTTAGGAGCGATCTTTTGTCGTCCATTTCCCCCCCTTTCGTAAATAGGGCCAATATTATTTATTCATTAGAGAGGTAAAACTAATCGTGAATTATATATAGTAATAACTTAAGTGAGGGTTACAAATGAGATCATTTAATAGTTTTGTTGAAGAGAAGCATGTTGGGGTTTTGGTTGAAAGAACTGCCCGGATAATGGAAGAGCAGGGAATTGACCCTAATAAATACATGCTTTCTTATATCCAAGAGCATCATCCTGAAGCAATTGATGAAAACTGGTTCAGTAGATTAGGGTCTTCTTTAGGTAATACTTGGCAGACCATGAAATCGGGTTGGATGGCTAATCCCAAACAAGATTTGGCTACTATTAAAAAGCACTTAGACCACTGGACAAATAATCTGGCCCAATATGATACAACAGGACAATTGAGCCAAGCAGCCACAGGGGCCAT